AGAAAGTTAGACGTAATGAAGATAAATAAAATGCCATCTAAACAGTTGGTCAGTATCAAAGCCCGACTCGAAACGATAAGTGAGAAGACGGACACCGCACCTGCCAAGGGTGACGAGTCCCCTTCCCTCTACTACAAGCACATCGCCGAACAACTACAACGGATAGGAGGCAAATGAAAGTAGCCCTTAAACGCATCATCAAACTAGTCGAAGACTGGTGCGACAACCCCAAGAAAGATCACGTTGAGACGCTGAACAAGATCCTTGAGACAGCACTCAACGCCTTGAAAGGAGGCAAAGACAAATGAGCTCAGCCGCACTCGATACGTTGGATGAGATGGACGTAGGCATCGACCAGCTTCTACCTACCACAAGCGATAAACCTGCAGGTAAAGACCTATGGGTTATCTGTACGGAAAGCCAATGGGTTAGCCGTGCCTGTGGTTGGGAGAAGATCGACAAGACAACAACCGATCAGTTCCCCGACAACAAGGCAACCATTCGGGCTAACCGCAACACCGGCAAGTCGAACATGATTTACACGGTGTACTTCAACCAAGGTACACGAACACACACCAACAGTTGGGGTACCTACCACACAAGAAGCCGCATGATGATCAGCGCAACAGGAGAACCAGTTGATCGTCGCTTCGACTTCAATGGTGGTTGTCCCACCGAGGGAGAACTTCAGAAGATCACCGACACAATGGAGTTCATTGAGTCGAGGATCCAGGCCGCGAGTAACGGCTAATCGGTACGGTTCTATGAACCGCGATCGACAAATCAATAAACTAAAACGGAGGATACACACATGGCTTACGTCGTCACAGCGACACCTGACCAGGTTGACTTGTTCGGCAAGGCATCTGATCAGCTCAACAAAGCGAAGAAGGTACGCGATGATCTCGTCAAACGGGTCTTCATACCTTCGTCCGATAACGGTAACACGCACTGGGCAGGGTCACATTATCAGATCACTGCCTCTGAAAGGCGTGTTAACCGGTTCGATCTACCCACGTTGATCGAGAAACTTCAGGAGCGTGGCATCGATGATGCCAACGCGTTGGTTGAATCCTGTCAGAAGGATTCCATCAGCGTCTCGTTCCGATCCACCGTCCTTGTTGGACGGCTGGCACTACAACTCGCACAAGCAACTAGCTAAAGGAGATACCCATCATGGCTAAACTCAAAGCAACTGCACCCGTGTCCGTCGAAGCACTCGACGTACATCCCCTACCCCAAGCAACCGAAACCTTCCACCCCGTAGCACACGGTAGCCTGCACAACATGTTCTTGCAGGCATCCGAGGCTGCCGGACTGACTGTGGTACCGGCTAAGTTCCAGCTCGCACCCAATGGCGAGATGGCAATCGGTACCTACAACCTCATCGACTCACGCCTGGATGCGACAGAGACCAAGGCGCAGATCGGTTGGTTCAATAGCTGGGACAAGTCCTGCTCAGCCCGCATGTACATGGCGGACGAGATCAAGTGGTGCACCAACGGAATGGTCTTTGCTATGCGGGTGCTAGCCCGTAAGCACACGGCCAACATCCTGGCTGACCTGCCCGGTGGCATAGCCAAAGCTATGCACGACGCAGTACCCAAGTTCCTGGGTAACCGCATGCGTATCGACACCTACAAGTCGGTGGCCTTGGAGACCAAGGACGCTGACCACTTGCTCATGGAACACTGGCGTCAAGGTATCCTTGGTGACCGGCAGTTGAAGCGTGCTCACTCCGAGTGGGTCGAGCCTACCTACAATGCGTTCAAAGCACGCAGTGTCTGGTCCTTCCACAACGCCATCACCGAATCCTTGAAGTCAGCTGTCGTGTTCGATGCCCCGCATCTGACCACGCTGAGCAACGACATCTTGGATGCGTACACAAACTTCAGCGAACCCGTATTCGCTGGAGCCAACTGATTGGATGGGGAGGTGGTCACAATACGTGACTGCCTCCCCTCCCCCTATGGCAACCCTAAGCAACAAACTCGGTAAGATCCTAGCCATCCTATCGGTGGTTGGTTTCATACTTCTATTACTACTGATGAAAATATGATCATAACAAACTCAAGACAGACACCGTTCCAGTCAGCACAGTTTGTAGAAAAACAATTCAGTATCCGCATCAACCCTAAACTATTCGAGGCTCTCGGTTCGTTGTATACGGACCCAATCCTAGCCATCTGCCGTGAGTACATGACCAATGCAGATGAGGCACACCAGCTTGCCGGTCACAAGCAACCCATCCGGGTTACGTTACCCACGGTACTAAAGCCTGAGCTCGTCATCGAGGACAAGGGTCCTGGCTTATCGCAAGATAAGATCTTTGAGCTGTTCACCACATACGGTGCAAGCGGCGATGAGAAAGAGACAAGCAATTCGTACGAGGGCGGCTTCGGTCTAGGCGGTAAGTGTTGGCGGTCCTATGCCGACAGCATCATCGTCGAGTCCAAGCACAGTGGGACTAAGACAACCTACTCGTTCTTCCTGGACGAGACGGGTATGGGTAAGGCTGCTGTCCTTGATAAGACCGCAGCCACCGGCACGGGTGTAACCATCCGTATCCCCATCAAGAAGGATGACATCGGTACCTTCACTGCACGTGCAGTAAAGATCGGCTCGATGTTTCCTGTCCGGCCCATCTTCACCAACCTGACAGACGCACAGTTCAAGGAGTCAATGGATGACGACATGGACTTTGCTAATCGGACTACCATCCACAAGACGGATAAGTTCAGTTACTTTGGTGATGGCTCTGCTTCGTATGTTCGTATGGGTAGGTTGGTCTACCCCGTCACCAGTCAGCATCTTCCCTCCAACTTCAGCGCGATTCTAAAGAGTCTGCTCGAAGCTGGCGTGTTGATTAACTACACAGTTGGCGAACTGGATCTTGCGCCTAGCCGTGAGACGCTCAAGTACACCACCAAAACCGTATCGGCTTTGTTCGGTGAGCTGAAAGCTGCGGCTGACGGCATGGCAATAGGTATCCTCAAGGAAGTTAATGACCTTCCCTCAGAGTACCAAGCCATCCTCAAGATCAATGAGCTGACCCGTAAAACATATCGGGGTGGCAATCACTACAGTAGCGACGTCGAGAAGTTCAGTCGTCAACTAGCTGAGAAGCTGGACAAGAAGTGGACGTGGCAAGGCAAGCCGCTTCTACACAGCACCTATGAGTTGAACAAAGCGTTCCCACCTGAACCATCGGGCTATCCGAATACAACGGTTGAATACTACAAGTCACTAGGCTTGTGCAGTCGTGTGTTCTGGTTGAAGAACTGGGGCACTAAAAACCTACAGTTCCAAGACGACCGGGAGATCATCCCGTCCAAGCGTGCTGCCTTCGTAACCACAGGTACTCGTATGTCCTCACCCAATGCGAGGATTAAGAAGTACCTCAACGACCACAAGGAGTTTGACCACGTCTATGTGCTGGGTCTTAGCGACGCAGCCAAAGCCAAGGTCTTAGCCAAGTACCCGGGGTTGATGAGCTTACCGTTCATCGAAGCCGATACCTTGCCGCTACCTGAAAGGGACAGCTCCGGCGACGGCAACACAGCTGCTGGCGTTAAGAGTAAGAAGCACTGCAAGGGCAACGTGTTTGTGTTCGATGGCAATAACTCGAATGCAGAGAAACGTTCCGACTTGTGGAGCATAACCAAAGACTACGACTTAGACGTACAAGAGATCTATGTCGTGTTGGATAACTTCCACGCTACCACCCTGAAGGGTGCGCACTTTGGTATGTGTCTCAACACTGCAAGGAAAGCATTGGCTTCAGTAGGTATGAAGTTTGATCACATCCACGGTATCAAGACTAGCGAACTGGATAAGGTTAAAGACTCCGCGTGGTTGCATATCACCGAAGCCTTCGACTTAGCCTGCGCCAAGCTTGATGCTGACGAAGCATTGAAGGCCAAGGTTTACCCGATCATGGCTTACTCGATGGTTGGCAAAGGACTTCATTGGTCCGACAGACCAAAGAACATGACGGAGAAACAACACGGCAATCTGTCTTATCTGAGAGAGATGCTCAAGCGAGTGAGCTTGTTTGTTGAAGGTTCAAAAGGACTTGATGAAGTTCTGTTGGATCTTAACCGCGAGTTCAAAGCGTTGAGCGATGAACGTTCAACCTACGAATGTTGGTTGAGCATGGCATACACCCTCGACTTTAAATGGTCAAAGGTTGTGGGGTATGAGCCAGCAATCTTCGACAAGATCCGTTCCTTACTCAGAGATTACCCACTGCTGCGTTACTTCAACTACAACTCCAATAGTTTGAACGACACGTTCAGATCTAAAGGGGTCGCAGCCTTGAATGAATACATAACTTTGAAGCAACCCCTGGTTCAGAAGAATCAGGCTCAGCTTCCCAACAAAGAAAGAGAGGTAGCATGAACATAATCATAACCGAAAACGACCTGACAGCGGTCATCAACAACAAGTCCTACACCCTCCGCAAGGAACACCCAAACTTCCGGTTGGTGGTGGATGGCATCAAGAACAAGCTCCCTGAAACGGAGATCGTTGACTTGATGGACGTCACCAAGAGCGTTGTCCACTACACCAACGGTAAGGTGGAAGTGCGTAACGGCGAGGTGTTCTACGACAACGAGCCCGTACAAGGCACGTTGGTAGAGCGTCTGCTCAGCTTCATGCAGGAAGGTCTCCCGCATGAACCCTACATAAAGTTCTTAGAGAACCTTATGCAGAACCCTAGCAGTCGTAGCCGGTCTCAGTTGTACCGCTTCCTTGAGCACAAGAGTCTGCCCATCACAGATGATGGCTGCTTCCTTGCGTACAAGGGAGTCCGAGATAACTACCTGGACTGCCACTCAGGCTCGATCGACAACCATCCCGGACGGCGCATCACCATGCCCCGCTCTAGGATCTCGGACGATCCTGACCTAGGTTGTCACACCGGGTTACACGTGGGTAGCGAGGGGTATGCGACCAGCTTCGGTCAGCGTACCGTTATCGTTAAGGTTAACCCACGTGACGTGGTATCTGTGCCACTCGACTGCGAGTGCCAGAAGATGCGGGTCTGTGAGTATGAAGTCACGTCGGACTACGCCGGCTCCATGCGTCAGACCTACAGTTCCAACAACACTGGGTATGGCGACAACGCCTACTACAACACCGATGACGGCTGGGGTGAAGAGGATGAGTCGGGTGCACACAGCACATCAGTCCTCAACCCTAATCGTTACGAATACAAGTTCACACATCAGGTCTAATTACTGACTGATGATGGCCAGTAAGGGGCGGTCGCCCCTATCCGACCGCCCCTGAAAACCATAAGGAGGACACATGAGTGGAGTTACATACGGACAGTGGCAAGCAAGGATGTCGTCTCAAGCCGCAGCTGAAAGCTCTCGTGAATACCACGATCTTAAATCTCAGATGCTCAGGCTTGAGAACCAGAAGCTAAAGGAAGAACTCCTGCAGCTTAAGAAAGACAACAGGCAGATCGAACGGGAGCAACAGCTCCAGTCAGATCGTTGGGCATGAGCTTGCTCAACAAGGCAGCAGTTAAACGCAGTGCCCTTGACCTGGCGTCAGCCAAGTTCAAGGAGCGCAACAAGACTAGGTTGGAGATGGGCATCGCCCCGCTGAAGGCTGCGCCTTCACGGGTCAGCGGCGAGTTCATCGACAACTTCGAAGCCAAGGTGATTGGCTTACTCAACAGTATGGTCAGCGACCATAAGACGGGAGCAACACTATGAAGAAACCTAAGATGCATTATTACTTTGGGGAAGTTGAAGAACACAACGGCGAGTATGAATACAACCAGAAGTATTTATTCAAGACCACAGGTAACCCAGAAGAATATACCAAGAAAGTCGCCAGAGATTGGTACGGTGAAGACACATCGAAAACCGAAGAAGACGGCGGCTTCTGGCATAACGGTGAAGTTATAACTTACCCCGGGTCACATCAGAGAATATCTGAAGACAACTTCAAAGTAATGAAACGGTACTTACTCGTACTGTAACCGAAAGGAACAACACCATGACATTAGCTATGGCTGAGTCCACGATCGGGGCTCTGTCCAATCCAAGCAAGATGCCCGGCTGGGGCTGGGGCATCTCCGCACTTAACTGCAACATTGGCGGCAAGCTAAGAGAAGTTGTCGATAGCGTATGCGCTGAGTGCTACGCCTTACGCAATCGATACGTCATGCAGAATGTGGTGCAGGCTCACGCTAAGCGTCAGCTTGCATCCAACCGGCACGACTGGGTCGACATAATGGCTATGATGATCAACCTGAAATCAAAGAATAAAGGTGGCGACGCCTTCCGTTGGTTTGATTCTGGTGATCTTCAATCGGTAGAATTACTGACAAAGATCTGTCAGGTCTGCGTCAAGACACCTAAGGTAAAGCACTACCTACCAACAAAGGAATACAAGATCGTACAAGACTATGTCCAGGGTGGCGGGGTTATCCCCGACAACCTGTGCATCAGGTTATCCGCTTACATCATCGACGGTCCCCTGCCTCAAGCCTTGGCCCAACGCCTCGGCGTACAGACAGCTGTAACCGTTACTAGCAACGCTACCTGCCCAGCTAAACAGCAGAACAACAAGTGCTTGGACTGCCGCATTTGCTGGGACAAATCCACACCCAACGTCAGCTACATCAAGCATTAAGAAAGGATACATCAATGGACAACAAAGAACTTCAGCTAGAAATCAAGGCCGAGCAAAAGGCCAAGGCGAACACCCTTAAACGGATTCGCAAAACACACGGCAAAACGTTTGATGACTGGTCGCAGTTCGACACCCAAGGAATGGACGACCACGGAGAATAATACTCAAATGATACAACCCATTAACCCTGTCAATGTTACGGACTACCAACGAGACGACGTCAACCTTCAAGCCTTTTGGATCTTCTGCATACTGACCGCCGGCAAGAATGCCGACACGGCAGCTAAGAAAGTATCGGAGTTACTGAACCGATTCACTACGCAGAAGCCCTTCGAATACATCAGACAGCTTGGGCCTATTGCCCTACGCAACGCCCTGCTCTCCGCCAAAAGCGGACAGTATGAGCGGATCTCCCAAGCCTTAATGGAATCATGCAACCTCAACCTTAGATACGCCACGACGGATGAACTAGACGATGTCTACGGTGTAGGTCCCAAGACAGCTAGGTTCTTCATCCTACATACCAGACCCTTGGTTAGGGTCGCTGTGCTCGACACCCACATCCTCAAATGGATGAAGAGTGTCGGCGTAGAAGATGTGCCTGAGGCATCCCCAACAGACAAAGACGTGTACGAAAAGTATGAGCGCATCTGGCTCACGCTTTACCCGTCACACTTCCCCAACTGCACGCCGGCTCAAGCCGACTTGCTTATCTGGAGATTAATGAGCGGACGCGAATGAGATTCTTTTACCACTTCAACAAACCCTTATCGGTACAACGCAAGGACGTCTGGTGGACTATCCACTACCAGGGTCGTTGCGTTCCCATCACAGGTTTCGACTGCCGTGTGCCGACACACGATCGCAAACGAAAATCACAACCCCGTGCAGTTGTTTGGGGCGATGCCCACAGCATCAGCATACAAGACAACCGCGCAATTATTACATGAAGGATACCCCTATGACGACATACGCCATTAAGAATAACCGCAACCTTTGGCTCTCAATCGACGATACCTGGCTCGACCTTGAAGAAGGCATACGCCAAGACACGATACGTGGCTACACAGAGTTGGAAGCAGTTAACGAGGATCTACTCAAGTACCAGCAGGATCAGGCTACAGTTGCCTACCATCCCTGGCAGATGGGTAAGACCCGGGAGCTGCAGCTTACATGACAGCCGCCATTAGGGATCTCTACTACAACCTTAAACAATCCGACATCGACAGCTACACCCGCTACTGGGATGAGATTAATCCCAGAGGAGATAAGATGCGGGAGTTCAAGTTCTGGATGTTCAGTATCTTTGCAGCCAACATGGGCTGGGAAGACAACGTCAAGTGCATGGAGGCTGTCGGCAACCACAATGATTGGATCGACAATACAGCCGAGTTGGAACGTAGATTATACAACGCACGCACTGGTTTATGGCGGAGCAAAGCCAGAGACATCCAGCGTTTCACACAGTTGTTTATGCACAAGTATCACAGCTTTGTGCGTCAATCCAACGAGAGCTGCACTGAATACCGCAACCGCATTGCCGCGACTGTCCCTGGTTTAGGGCTGGCTAAAGCCAGCTTTGCCATTGGCATGTTGAATCCTAACTGCATGGTCGTCTGCCTGGATCGATTGATCCTACGTGGAATTCATGCATTAAAAGGACGGCAAGTAAACAAAACGGAGTACACAAAAATGGAGAACCATTGGACTAGACTCGCCTCTGACTATGACGTTAAACCGTTCATTGCCAGAGAGATCTGGTGGAACAAGCTTCAAGGCTTTAAGTCCACACGATATTGGAGTAAGACACTGGAATGACCAACAAGAGATTACTATGGAGAGCAGATAAAGACTATAAACATTACCAAGAAGGAGACATTAAACTAGGCGTAGACCTTGCCAACTGGGCTCATGCTCAGACGCAAGTTGAACTTAAGAACTCCAAGCAACTAGCTAAGAAAAGTAAAACGTATTGGATGACTTGGGACGAGTGCAGTGAGTATTACCAAAAGCACTGCAACTATGTTCTACCTCATGACTGTGAGTTTGGGCACGAGAACTGTTCAGATAAACCTGACGGTGTCTGTGTGTACTGCACAGCTATGTTTGAGCATATGCGGTCTCATGAGTCATCGTTGCTTGCCGCATTCCAAGACGAAAGGATCCAGGAGATCCTTGGCCCGGAGGAAGTCAACGCATACTACAAACGTATGCTTGGCTATGACGCCGAGCTTAACAAAGATATCAACAAGAACCTTCTAGATAAGAAGTGTTTGATCGATATTCCTTCAAGATACAAAGGTCAAGGCAAGCAGTTAAAGGAACTGTATGATGCCTTCAAGGGTCCAAGCCCAATGGTCAGGGCTGACGATCCTCCTGAACCACCTTGTAAAGTGTTCTAGAGAAGCCTGCCAGACGGCGAGCGTCTTGATCCCCCACCTGCCATGGTGCCAAATCTTCCCGTGTTCACAAAGAAACGTGGAGGGGGTCGGACGTTCGCCGTTGTGGTGGATGAGGGGCTCATGCCGTCCTCATCCTCTTCATTTTTTTTACGCGGTTTAAAGTCGGGAATATTACCGGCAGACTGAACTCGATTAGCCTGCTTGGCAGCAAGCTCGGCAATCATTCCTTGTGTGTCGGGGTTGTTCAGGAAGGACATGATGTCCGGCTCCGGGGCTTTGTCCTGAATCCCGATGGGAGCTTTAACTGCCTGCTCTGCCATCGCTACGGATTCTTTGGCGGAAGGTTTGAAAGTATCGGCTGAGGGTTTGGGCGCAGGAGTCTTGTTGATCTGCTCCTGTTGTTTCTTGTTCAGCTCTTGAAAAGCTTTTTGGAAGTTACCTTCGGTAGCGTCCATATTGTTTGCCTTAAGCCAGTCGCTGGCCTCATTAAAACTAATAGAAGGCATGGTCTTTGCGGGCTCAGTCTTTGCCTCGTCACCTTTTGCTGTGGGTTCATCTTTTAAAATCCCGAGTTTATCCATGACATAATTACCCGCCATAGGAAGCGCTATGCCGCCGGCCGTCGCTCCGACAGTGGGCACTCTTAAAGCTCCCCCAGCAAGACCACCGAGTTTTATACCAGCTGCCGTTAGCCCTGTATCTACAGCTGCCCGAGCCAGCTGTCTGTTTGATTTGGGTTTATCAAGCGCCTCGCCAAAAGACTTTCCGGCGCTTACATCATCAACAAACTCTTTACCTCTACCGAGAACATTCGCCCCAAGATATAAACCGCCCGCTGCCTTACCTACATTCTTTTTAATTCCTTTCCCAATAACCTTTGCCTCATCACCCAAGTTGCCGAAGTACCCCTTGGCTTTACCAGCGGTGTCGGCTGCAGCTTTACCCGCTGTGCTCGCTTTGGCCGCAACCGCGTCCTTCGTAGCTTTGGCTGCAGGGTTAGATGCTACCGACTTTAACTTAGTACCCTTGGCTTTTGGGGCTGTAGTTTCAGCAGACTCAGCTTTGGGAACGCTTTGAACCGCGTTCTTTTTGCTCGCCCACCCAGCAGGAAGCTCGGCCTTTACTTCCTTTATCAAACCTTTTTGAAGCATATCCCCCAAGCGACTTTGCTTATCGGCAGGCTGCGTCTTGAGCCATTCTCTTATCTTCGCTATTTCTTTATCGGTTGCTGTTGCTGTCGCCATATGTATTACTCCTTTTTAGCTACTGTCAACTATTAGTCAATATTATCGCTCTTGATCTTTTTCCCATCGATCATCTTCGCCGTCATCATCCTTGTCTTTGAAGGCCCAGGGCATGCGACTGCCCGGACGTTTAGAAAGAAGCCAGTCTGTTTCTGGTGATTCCTCACGGGCAATCTGTCTTGGCTTTCTTTTCTTACCGGCCATGACTACCCGTTAAAGAACCCTGGGAACTTATATTTAGTTGGCTGTTTAAAATCAAAGGTCGGCTTGTTCAAGCTACTGGCGTAATCAGCAAGCATCATGTTGGTCGCGTTCGACCCAGCCGAATCCCCTGCCCCAGCAAATCCCTCAAGCAATCCAGCTATCCCGCCCATAATATCAAATCCTGGGCTAGCCGCACCCCCTGCTACAGTTCCTTGACCCATACCTTTCCCCATCAAAGCACCTCGACTCGGGCTGGTCGAAGACATCAAGTCCTCCCCGAAAGGAGACTTGCCCTCATTGCTTCCGTCCGGGGTATTTCTCTTGTACCAATCAAGCACGTCACCCGTCGTATCTCGACTGCTCGGTATCCTCGCGGCAGCCACCGAGGTGTTCGGATCCATAGGCTTATCCATTTGGGCCGACCCTTTTTTAAAGGAGAACCCAGGTTGAGCATCTACTGGCTGACTGGTGGCTTGATTACCTGCGGGCATTGAGGACTTAATCTCTGGAAGCAGGCGATCCACACTCTTCATCGCGCCCATGATAGAGTTTGAGTATTCACGGGGATTGGTTGTGGCGTAGCCAGAAGTAGCTAAGGCATTGGCAAACCCCATGGGGTCTGATTGCCCACGAACATTCTTGTACCTGTCTGTAGATAAGAACTTGCTGTACTCATCTGCGTACTGATTGAAGTCATTAAACTTTTTGAAGTTAGCCTCGGTGTTGATCACCTTCCCGTTCACGGTCTCCTTGGTCGGCATCCGCACAGCTGGACCATTCTTCCACTCCTTGATACCCCCGAAGTTGTTTGCGACCTTTGCAAGCTTGCTTGTTCCCCACCCAGATTCCATAGCCCATTGCGCCATGACTGCGTTACTTGGAACCTTTAATCTTGCGGCTACGCGTTCGGCAGGGATGACCGCCGCTCTGATGAAGTCGATCTGTTCTTGTCTTGTAGCCATATATTTATATTCTAATTACTTACGTTTTGTGGTCAATAATCCTACAGCTTTACACCTTGTCGGATTAGCTCCGGTGTCAGCTGTGCCTTTGCGGCCTCTGTCGCTTGCTGCCCAAGTTTGCTTAGGTAGGCATCCAACTGCTCGTTGTTCATTCGTTTAGCCATAGCAAAGAACGATGGTCTACGAACAGTCTGGGCAATTACTTTCCCGCGTAGTTCTCTAAACCTATAGAACTGCTCGTCGGTGAGGGGCTGATTGCGAATCTCCTGCCCTCTTTTAGCATCCGGAATAAATGCGTTCTTAGACATCAAGAGTTTAAACAATGGGTCGGCTTCCGAAGTATTGATAAACCTCTGCAGGAACAGCATCCGCTCCGCACCGGCTGGCGCATTAACCACTTCGCCCAGCACGTTGAGCTGAGGCTTTCCGGTCATGCTCTTTAAGATAGGTACTTTATTAAAGAGCCACTTACCCACAAAGCTTGTCTGCTGTTGCGGGATAGGCTCGAAGATCTGATCCGCTTGCTTGATAACATTAGGTACTACGTTGCCTACAGCACCCGAGAAAAAGTTCTGTAGCGCCGACACGTCTTGGCCTTCAGAGGTTCCGTCGAGCATCTTAAACAAGTTGGACAACCCCTGAAGAAACGACTGGTTGAACGGCACCTGGGCAACGGCAAGGGCCGCGGAAGTCAGTTTCTCGACGGAATCTTTATCGCGACCTCTTGGGTAGTTAGATTGATCGAACCACGTTCCGACAATCGACAAAGGAATGGCTAAGGGCGTGGAGAGGTAACTTAGCTTGACGCTGTTACCACCAAACGAGAATGAGTAAGGTACGTAGCCTGCCTCCCGTGCCTGCTTCCTGGCTGCAGGATCCGAAGGTCCGCCACCGGTGATAGTAAAGCCGTCGTCTTGGCCGTCATCGTCATCGTCCTTCAACATTGCTGACAACCCGGCCAGTATCGCCATGGCGCTTGTCCCAAGAACAGCCTGAACAGCGTACAGACTTCCCTGCTCAATCTTTTTGATTTGCTCCATTTGCTCAACAGTTTTAGCCAACCCACTGGTCTTTGTGGTGCCAGCCTCCTTCCAAGCTTTAAAGGCTCGGTACGCACCGATTGGGGTGTAATTGATACTCTCGTTGGTCACGTTCGATACGATCTTGGTGAAAGGAACAAACAGCGGGACAAGAATTGGGTGCTCCCTAGACAAGGCGCCAATGCCTTCGGCGATATGACCCAACAACCCATAAGGTTTATTGTTATAGGTCGAGTAAAGCGAAAGGTCTTCAGCCCGGCGCATGATCGAAGCTCTTTCCGGATCAGCCTGGATCGCTAAGTCGCGGAGTTCGTACACTCGCTTAGTAAAGTCCGAGGTGCCGACCTTTAGATTTTCACCAATAGCTTGTTTTGTTGCTTGCTCTACGAACGCATCCGTTTGGTTGAGTAGTCTCGCGGCTTCTTCCTCAATCGAAAGATCGCTTATCCCACCTTCCACATTCTCGATTGCTTGGATCTGCGCTTGGATAGCCGCAAATCCTTCCATCGCAGAACGACCGAACAATGCGTCCGAAGCCGACATAATTCTGAAAATATACTTACCTTTTGACAGCACCTTCTGCATTAAGGTGTCGGTACCCATAGATTCCAAGGCATTGATGCTGGCCTCGTCCACGTACTTACCGTTTGTCCTTGGGTTGATGTCTCCATGAAGAAGGATTCCTTTAGCCTCAGCCAAAGCGATGGTGTTCAGGGACGCTAAGAATGTTTTATACCCAAGCGTCATGTATTTGATCGCCAGCGCCGGGTTTCTCCGGGCTGTAGCTGCCGCCACCGAATAGGTTGCGATATCGGCAACCGCCTTAATAGCCGTCGAAATAAAGTTCATCCAGAATGTCGCTGGACCAGATAGCATAGACATGTACCAATATGCGGAAACCTGAGGCAGAGCATCGGACTTGGTGGCGTTGTGTAAAATCTTAAGAGCTTCGTTAAACTTTCTATCCCGCTGGAACCCATAAGGCGTTCTCGAAGCATCGACCATCATCTTGCGAAGAGTCTCAGCCGTGTTTACATCGAACGAAGGGAACTTGCCCAGGCTTTCAATGGTTGAAAGAACAACGTCATCATTGATTGCCCCCAGCGCAGCCAGCTCAAGGATCTTTCTGGCGTCGCCTGAGATAGCGTCCTCGATGGTGTTACCGGACTTGGAGATCGGTGGCTTCACCACTTCGTGCATCTCGCCGATCAATTGCTCGATACGCTCAGCTCGCATTTCGGCGTTGTTCATACCTTTACGATTTACAATATTCCTACGAAGCGTACGGCCACGGAGACTCAAAGCCTTGCCGAGCTGGGTCTGCATGTTCTTTTGAACCATTTCAGCCAACTCAAACAGCAGAGGTTTGTTCTCATATTCGGGCAAAAGCTTGGCTAACACGCTTGTAAGCTGCTCGCCGCTAAACTCTGTGTAGTGATCCGCGATGCTGTTTCTGATGATAGTTGCCAGGGTATCAGGATTGATTTCGTTCAAAGCCTGCCCATAAAGATCATTGATCTGCTTAATCAAAGCCTGAACCCCTGCGTCATTCAGAGTAAGCCCCAAAGCTTCACCTTGAGCCTGCTTAACCTCTTCCCCAAGCGACCCCAGCTGCTCGCCCACCTTGTTCTTCAAGGCGCCTCTTGTTTCCGCAAGTCGAGACACGTACTCACTGACCATACCGGCTGGAGACTGCATGAGGAACTGTTTAAGAAGTCTGTAAGCGATAGAGATAGTTTGACCCATCCCTCGTCCAAGTTTACTTACATGCTTTAACAACATCGTGGCTTTGTGGTTTTGCCCCGTCTCAGAGAATCTTCCGATAGCGTAGCTGGCCAAGGTAAAGATCTGAGTGTTATCCAAGTTGAAGGTTTGATTACCGATTTCAACGGCAGCTGTTGTGTCTGGAAGCGGATTGTAGCCAAGCCATACCGCGACTTTATCGGCATCCAGCTCACGAAGAATACTTTCAACCGCATCAATTGCCCCGATGTTCTTTAAATACGCAACTTCTTCAGGTGAGGTTTTCTCGGCGTAGTTGGGTACGCCACCCTGATTTTCAAATAGGTCTGCCCGTCTGGCAGCAGCCGCTTCCTCTCTTTGAGCCCCGATAGGCCGAGCCCGATCGAAAGCTTCGCCCATTGGCAGCAACCCCTCTGTTTCGACGGTTGGCGTGTTGACCTCTGGGGGTGCGACATAATCAGAATAAAAACGATCATAAATGGCACTGAGCTTATTATAAGTTGTATAAAGCTCCCTTGCCCGAGGATCGGAGGAGGCTTTGAGTGTGCTGAAAAGATTAAATACGGAATCAAGAACCGTGCGTAGCCAGCCCAAGAACGACTTCCGTTGCGATCTAGCGAACTCATCCATCGCCATAACTTGCTGACGGGATTGTCCGCGGATCAGGCTGGATACCCGATCTTGAACCTGGAGGCTTCTCTGAAGCTCTAAACCTTCCGTAAATACTTTAGCTCCCCTGCTCTTGTCCAACTCAAGAAGTAGTCGCAAGAACTCCGCCACCAGGACTTCATCGCTTTGCTTTGTTTCTGGGTAGAGTTCGCCAAGAGCTTCCGTAACAGAAACAGCCTTTTGCCCAGGGAGCTTGACCTTGAGTCCGTTATCTTCGGATCGCAGGAAGTTTGACACATCTCGGACACGGCCATTGTAATAGGACTCCCATGATACGCCACCGTTAGGGAAGCGAGCTCTGTATTCTTGTCGGAGCTGTTCAAAGTAGGAAAGGTGCGCGACCTCATGGGCAATAAGTTGTTCCATTAACTGCTCGGTCAGCTTGCCGTAAGTGTTCCTGGCTACTGGGTCTAAGAAGTTAATATCTTTTTGCTGAAAGAGTTTCTCTGCCAGAAGTTCTGGGTTAACGAAGATGGTCGAGTTAACGGGGTCCATTGCATTGTCGGAACCGCGAACCGTAAACACGGGGTAATTCTCTACGGTGTTAGACTGGAATCTGACATTCTTTAGCCCTTTGCGACGGGCGGAAGCACGCAGATACTCCATCGCTTGCTCTTGTCGAGGATCTTGGAGGTTAAGAAGATTTGAATCAAAGCTTACGCCTGCGTCTGCAAAGCCTTGTTCAGTCGCATACTTGGAAGCTCCGGATACATCAGCTTGAATCTTCCTTACTCGAGATAGGTTGGCCTGCCTGCGGTACGGATCGTTGATCGCACGCATCTGGTTAAGCGTCGCAGCTGAATCAAAAGAACCCCTGTTCTCAAAGGCGGGCAAGAGAGCATTGAACAAGATATCCCGCATACGCGCCCGATCGTTCTCAGGGCTTATAAGATCTTCAGGAGCCAGTGTTCCGTCAAATTTTCCGACTGGGTCAACAAGTTGCTCCATCAACTGCTCCAAGGTAGTTCCATTAAACTTGTACTGTTGTCTTAGCCGATTAATTAGAAGCTCCGAGGTATCTCTCAAAGAGGCCAGCGGGCTATTCCCAAGGATATTGAGCAGTGCTTTTGGCAAGGAACCAACCCTCTTTGGGTTTGCAGCCAAGTTCATTGCTCTTATTTCTGGGGTTGATTTATTGCCGATGGGTATTCCGGCCTGTCTTATATCCTTCCGTAACTGAGACGACCGGCTTTGTTCGTCGACGACTTCCTGCTCATATTGACGAAGCGTTTCACGGACTTTTTCAGCATCCGAGAACTCTTGCATATCGTTGCGTACAAGCTCTTGAAGAATTCCTTCATACCGCTCTCTTGCAATCTGACTGAGAACAGCCGGTTCAATGAAAGAGGACGGAATGCCAGGCAGTGCCCCGAATATCGAGTTAAGGAGCTTACCACTGAGAAAGCCCTTACCCTTTCTAGCATCTCCGATCTGCGACTCTTCTTTAAGTTTGACGGTGGGAAACAGAATATCCAGCTGGGCGTTGCTTTTGCCGTTGTACAAGGAAGGTCGGTAACCCGAAGTAAACCCAAACCCTTCCCGCATAACGATGTCATGTACAGCTCGCTGTATGAAAGGAAGGCTTTCGCGGTATTTAGCCATCTGCTGGATAAACGCCTCGTACTTCTTCCTGCGTTTGTCTTTGGTTGGTAGTGTTTCATATTTGTCTAGCTCCGTATCGTATGCTTCGCTTGCTAAACCTCTCTGTGCGTCATAATCATTGCCCATTTCTTCGGGGGAGAAGGCCGCGTCGAAAGTACTTGATACGCTTTCCCCCGCTTTAACTTCTTCGGTCTTACCCTCCAGAGAGATAAACGACTGCTCGTTTATCTTCATATTGCTTGCAATGCCCACAACCCTTTTCGCTAAGCCGTCAACACCACCGTAGCCTTCAACAGACATGGCGGTCACAAAACCGTAAAGCGTATTTGTCGGACGAGATTCGTTGAGGTACTCATCGGTATACAGTTCGCGCATCTCTTCGTATTCGGAAAGAATCTTATCGATTGCGGCTTTGAGTTTCACGCCGTCAGCAGTTCTGCTCTTTAAGAGGGCTTCGATAAACACTCTTCGCATTAACTCACTATCCTTAAAAGTCTCGGTCTGATTGATGTTTAGATTATCGACCAGGTTGTTCGCCTCCTGCTCCGGGATACCGCTTTTCTTTACGCGGCTCAGGAAATGCTCTCTTGGGCGACCGGAGGTATTTGGAAACTTTCTTAGGACTCCAGCATTCCAACCCCTGGTCGTATCATTGGTATCTACCGGGCTGTACACCACACCGCTGTTAAATACGTTAATCGCATCTTCAATGAGCCTCGGTAATAGACGGAGTTCTTTGGCATCAAAAGCTCCCTCGTCGATAGCCTGCTGGAAACGCGACTCCACATTTTCAAGAAATAGATAGTTCTGTTTCTCTCTAGTCTTTAAACTCATCGCGCTAGCTAACCCCTGTTCCAACGACTCCCGGGTCTTACCAAAACCATCTAGATATGATTGAGCAACGGTTTGAAGTAGCAGCACTCGGTTCTTAATTTCATCATCCGAGAAAGTAGTGTCGTCTAGTGAAAGAACATCGACCCCCGCCTTTCTCTTTTCACGCAACCACTCGTTGATGTTATTGCCGAGATCAATAGCCTGTTCGCGTGTCATTGAGGCTATCTCTCCTGCACTCATCCTTCTGGCCCCATAAGGCAGCTGGCCAATCCACTCTCCTTTAACCTGGTCATAAACCCCAGTTAGGTAAATGCCGTCGTCGGTAGCATCAAAGGAAACGACATTTTGAAGAGCCTGGAGCTGTTGGTTAAACTCAATGACATCTCTTGAAACAAGAACAGGACCGCTAGATCCTTTGACCGTATTTAATATATTTTGATACGTGCCGGTCAGATCCTGAATCGTAATACCTTTTGGTAGAAAGATGTATTGACCCAGCTTGTCCTGCTCTGCAGCAACGTCGGTAGCGGCTTGGAGGCTCTCCTCTTCAGAAGTTAATTCAGAAGCTGGCCGTTGTGGGAGCGGAGCTTTATCTCCCATATACTCTCCTGTACGGGGATCTGTAATTCCGGTGACAATGGCATAGCCGTCTTTGGTTGTGACTGGCAATTCCTTGCCCGTTTTTCTTGAGATATAAGAAATCTTTGGCAATACAATCATCCGAACGTACTTACCTTCGGGATCAGCTTTTCGGATAAGCTCCGCTTTTTCTGGCGAGATCAACATATTCAACCTGGCCGACTTAACTTCTTTAGCTCCCTCAGTCGACTCAAGTAATTTGTTGTATTCAGCCCCGCCCATTCCGCGACCCACTTCGCCAGCACCCTTTTGTGTTTCGATCTCGGGGATGGATTCATCAGCGAGACCTTCTTCGAACCTACGCTCCCCCTCGCTCAGTTGCTTGTTAACGGAAGGAATGGATTGTCCAGCAGCGTCAAACGCCGGAATCGTGTCCCCAACCGAACCAACCCCACCACCTACGATATCATCGGGGGATTGAGCGAAGGTCTTCTTTAAGCCAAAGTTGTTCTCTTCTTTGACACCCAAATCGATCTCTTTATTAAACTCACTCTCCTGAAGCGCAAAGAAGGGTTGAAGAAGTCGGTAAAATATATTTGTAAACTCTTGCGGCAAACCAGCTACAGGAGCTTCAGACGTGAAAATACCTTTTTTTGTTTTCATCTCAGTGACCATGATGCTGTCGCCATACCGGGTTACCCCCGTAAAGATTCCTGGATACGCACGCACAAACTGAACTGTGTCTTGGTCGGTAATGACAACGGGTTCGCCTCGGCCAAGTTTATTAGCTACATCCAGAGCAAACCTGCCCCTCCAGTCAGATCTCGCGATTTCACCTAGCAATCCTTTGGACTGCGCCCAGCTTAAATCTTGGAGTTCTTCTGGTGTTAGGCTTTTTTGAGCCGCCATTTCGCGAGAATCAAAAGCTTTGAGCGATGTTGTCGGGTGAAGCACATCAGAATCTGGAACAATATTCACGCCTCCCGCATTTGCTATAAAGCGGTGCCTAAACGAAAAAGGCAGCACACGCAGGATCTGTCCTTTGTTGTCATACAGATATAGCGAGTTAGGTTTAAATTGTTTTTCTAGGCTATTTTCCTCAGTGAGTCCTGTGGTATCGGCGGGCGTAAACTTGGCTGCGACCGGGCTAACAGAACCCGTAAGCTCCCCCTTTGAAAAGGTCTGAACTTGGTCTGGAGTAAATGAAACAGAACCAACTCCAGGCAAGAAAAGGTTTAGGTTGCCCAAAGACCCAGCACGAGGGTCTCTGGAAATTACCTTGGCCAACATTTTCATGTAGGTGCCAGGTTGATTTAATGCATAGGTGTTCTCATCGCGAACCGCCATATACATCTCCGAAGCAATCTTCTCATTTTCCGCGTAGTCTTTAACGATATTGAGCGCCTCCTTGAGAAGGTTTTGGCTGGCCTTTGTGGGTTTTGTCCCTGGTTTAAAAGCGTTTACGGTGTTAAAGGCGTCCTGAAGAGTAGTGACTTGTTGAGGGGTTAGGTTTTTCAATACCGGGAAAGACTTTTTACGCATGCGCTCCGGATCGTTATCAAAAAGCACGGCCTCAATATGTTTAGCTAGATCCTCATTAGGCACGGCCACTTGCGGCCCACCTTCAAATACCTGGCTCATGTAACTCGACTCAATCTCTGTAGAGTCTTTAGTTACCTTAGCGTTATTGTTTTTAGTTAAAGGAACCACGGCTGACTCTGGTAGACTTGGATCTTTCGGGCCACCCCACCAAGTCTCAGCCTGTGCTCCAATCGGCCTCGCCGCTTCTTGTGGAGAAGCAAGTAATGTATCCGCATCAACCTGAGTTACCTGCCCGCTAGCTTTAGCTTGAGTAACTACCTCTGTCTCACGTTCGTAGATTTTAGAAATTGTTCTTCTGTAGTCCGAATCAACCGGGACCACAAAATCAAGATCAACAAGATATTGTGCCCCGATTCCGATCTTAGTTTGAATAGTTTCTGGGTTGGTCTTGGCTAGCTCGGCCGCTGTTTGGACATCAACTTCTTTACCGATTTCGGATATGTTTTTGACCCGAACAAGAAAGGTGCCTTTCTTGGAATTTGCAAACGCCGTAAACGGATACGATGAAAGTTGGGTAATCCCCCCTGGAGCAACAGCTGGATTGTACATCGTACCCTGTTTGGGTGTACCCACTATTTTCCGGCGGCGCTCAACTCTTTCGGAGGTAGCTGCAGATAATAGTTCACGTGCTTGACGCTCACTTAAGATAATACCTCTAAGCGACGGTCCCCTGCCCTTATTAGAAATACGATCCCCTACAGATAAATCTTTATCTATATCGTTTGGGTCGAGGGCTTGCGCCTCACCCAACGCGCGATCCACATTAGGGATAGAGGGGCTTCTTGTGGACTTTTTGCCTCGGTTTACGTAAACCCGACTCTTTGGTGCAGTGGTGCCTTGGAATATATTAGCAGCTGTACTGCTTAGAAATCTTACATTGGCTGGGACATTAACCCCACCAAACATTGCACGCTCCTGGCTTTTTGAAAATGTATGCGGGTACGCCCCAAACATGAGCCAAAAGTCTTTTCCGGGGTTTTGTTTCGCAAACTCAAAAAACTTTTGCATTTCAAGTTTTGCAGATCTCGGGTTAAAGGACTCTGATGCACCCTGCCTGTTATTCTTTCCTTCGGGCCCTTTGTAGCCTGGGTCGAATATTGGAATAGCGTAGGTTCTGCCAACTGCTCCTGTCTTCCCCTTTTCAGCCCCTAACCGCTGAGCGATCGGGCCGTAGACTTTATCGTGTCTTCCAGCAACATCGGTGCCAAAGACAAGAACACGGTCGTTAGCTGTCGGCTCGGTAGCAGGATCAAACTCAGATAAAAGCTCTTGAGCTTTTTCCTGGCTTTGTGTGTATTTCCCTGCCGGAATCATGTTCGCAACAATGCTCTCGGGCGAGGCAGCTCTAGCATAATCCATTCCAGCAGCCTTACGTCGGGCACTTGCTTCCGTGTTTAGATCCCGCAAGGCCGGTTCTTTCGGGATCGACCCAAGAACCTGCATAATTTCTCGGGCAATCTCCTGAGCTTCACGAATCTTTAACTCAGTATTTACGCCCGACGGTCGCGTGGTTCCAACAAAACTCCGGCCGGCCGTAGTTTGAGGTCCTATGATAGTGAACTTAGTTTTGTCTGGGTTCGCCTTAAGATATTCTAGGACCCTTGGAATAATAACATCAGCGCTACGACCTTCGATTATAGGTTTTTCACTATCGACGGCAACGTTTCTACCGACAGATTGACCCACATCGTTCTTAAGAGATTCGTCATTCGCGATATCAATAATGAAGTCCACATTGTCGATGTTGTTTTTGTCGGCTTCATCAGGGTTTTCGGTGGTGTCAAACTCTGCAAGAGAGTCCCTCTCGTCTTGAGAAGCATTCTTTGAGACAACCTTCCAACCCCCACGCTTAACTCCCTGTGCTTCTGCTAAAGATTCAGCAACAGCTGCAAAAGGACCAAAGCCGCTTCCGTAGTATGTAAAGGCGCCATCGTTCCTGGGCTTCGGCATATTCTCTTCTGGAGATACAACCGCAGGAGCTCCAACTCCCTCCAACGTCTCGACATCAACCACTTCAGGCTCGTTTAGAACATCATCAACCGCAGGAGTACTAGACTGACCAGGAGCTGGCGCCGGTGCTGAAGCGTTAGCCAATTTTGTTACCGCAGCAGGTGCTACCCTCGGCAGACCAAATTGACCTTTTTGTTTGTCGGCCTGGATTGTGGGAGCACTGGTCTGACTGGGAAATAAAGCGTTGGTCTTAGACTTTTCTTGAGCTGCTTGTTCGGTCTGCGGGATAAGAGTACGAGCCCCGCCAAGGCCAAGCTCAACCATACCGGGAACCATTTCACCGATGAACTCTGCCCAGGCATCAGCAGGATTAGACTCTTCGCCAATCGCCGCGCTTCCAGCGACTTCACCGGCCGCACCCAACATACCTTGTAGTGCCGCATCACCAACACCTCGAGCCGCGAGACCTTTCAGTCCTTTAGCTGTTTTGAAAAGCATCGAAGAAGGAAGAGCAACAGAGGCCGCGTCAAACGCACCAACCGTAACGCCCCGGGTAAGCGCCCTATTTTTTATTTCTTGAAGTTTTGCTGGGTCGCGAAGAATAGCAGCCACCGCTTCGGTATCCTGGAGATCGCCAGCTTGCTCACGTAGGTCTTCTAAAATCTTTGATCCGCCTTCAACAAAAGCTGAACCCGCCCCAACACCAGCCATAGTCGAAAGAAGGACGGCTTCTTTTCCACCACCCGCAACCCTAGTCCCAATACTTCCAGCTGCGCCCATGGCGAGCCCAGGAATGCTTGATCCCAAACCTTGAGCTGTAATAAGAGCCGCTGCCTCTGGGTTACTGAAAATATTAAGAACAGGAGCTACCCAACCCTGACCCCCTGCTTTTTGGTACTTGAGCATGGAACGGGCGATAGGCCGGGCTTGAAGTTCTCGCTCTTGTTCCGCCAACTCAGCCGCAGCTTCTTCAGGAGTATCAAGACCGTTGACCGCGCGAAGCGCCTTGGCCGCTTGCATCGATGAAGACATACCATTAACGAACTCGTCCTTCATTCTTTGGAAAGTAGACCTCGGGTCAGGCTGAAGATTTAAAGCTGTCTTAGCTGCATCAACCTCTTGCCTGGCCTGCGCATACTGACGCATATTGAAATTACCTGGCTTGAAAGCCTCGTCATGCATGGCCTGCTCATACAAGTTAAGGATCTCTTCCTGTTGATCAGGATCGGCCCCCTTGAACTTTTCGTTCTGAAGGATATCGGAAATTTGCATTACTCTTAGAAATGTTTATTTCGAAGGTGTCTTCAAGGCATTTATGGCGTTTTTAAGCCTATCTAGCGTTGAGGGTTCGCCTGAGTTAGCAGCCGGTGAAGGCATGCCCGGCATCATTGCCCCATTCAAAAGACCAGATTTTCCAGCAGCATTGATAATCATTGCTTGGAACATTTCTTTTTGCTCCGGAGCCATCATAGGATCAGCTGCGATAATACGGCCCAGGTTACCCATAAGGCTTGAAGCATCCCTAACCGACATCCTGCCTGAACCATACTCCGCGTCCTCCAATCGACTCTTATCTGCCCCTTGAAGTTCCATCTTATATTGATCAACAATATTGGAATCAATCGCTTGAGATTTCGGATATTTGGCGCGATAGAATGCGATTCTATCTTTAATGTTTTCGATTTGCTGCTGGGGTATGGCCGAGGTTCCGCTTTGCACCAGGGTCGACCCAATCAAGGAAGCTAAAGCCATAGCGTCTTCGTTGCCTTCCCCAGTGAGTTTCTGAACTCGTTCGGCAAGATCTTTCTTAACGGTCTGGGAGGCGGCTATTACACCGCTGTTTGCTACCGACAACTGTGCTTTGTTTAATTGGTCTCGGAGCGCTGAAAACTGTTCGATCGAAGAACCCTCAAGAATCTCTGGCCTAAATGTGAAGTTTGCTAATTCCGCCTGGGCATTCATGTCGCCTTTGTAAGCGCGGGCATGGAGTTCGCCGATGGTCTTAACTTCGTTATTCAAAAGCGACTGCATGTCCATCGCGCGGTTGTATTTGATTCGCTCAAGATTGGGCTGCGACTTTTCCAGAACACTCTGCATTCGCTCCAAGACGGCCCAAGGTTCCGCATCCTGCAAAGTCTGACGAGCTAGATTATCTCTAGTTGTCTGCTGCATTTGCGACTGAACCAACGGCATAGTCTGTTGAGGCTGGAAAAGCTCGAAGTTGACGTTAGGAGAGCTGAAGTTTCCGGGACGAAACAAGCCCTCATTGTTTACGGCATTAACATACTGCGCCGGTTGCATCTGCTGTTTGTTTGCTGCTCCTAAGGCCATAAATTATCTCCCGAATAAGGGTACGGTATTTCTGGAAGACCAAGACGCACCTGGTGAGAACGGGTTGAAACTTCCGGCTCCGCCGCCAAGACCGCTTGCCCTCGGAATAGGTGTCGCACCTAACGATGAAGACCCACCACCACTTCCACCGCCCCCACCAAAAATGCCGCCAAGAAGATTTCCCATCCCGCCCAATCCACCGGAAGACCCAGCTGCACCCCCACCGATACCGCCCAATGCCGACACCCCAGAGAGTAACCCGCTGGACAATCCACCAAAGCCCTGACCACTGACCGCACCCTCGACACCTCCACCCAAACCAGCACCAATCTTTGCACCCGCCAGGGTGCCGATCCCAGGCACTATAGAACCTGCGATAGCTCCCAGACCACCACCGATAAGACTGCCGAGCCCACTACTGCCCCGCTGTTGGAACTTCATCAGGTCGTAGTTGTACTTGTTCATGGCGTTTGTGTTCGCCGTGTTTGTATCCGCAATAGCCTGCTCGTTCTTAATCCCGGTGTTGTAGTACCGCTGTTGATTCTCGATGTCGTTATTGTAGACGCTTGTGTAGTTGGTCAGGTTCGTGTTGAACGCGACCTCTTGATTCCCAATAGCCGTATTCGCATCCTGACGGGCTAGGACATCTGCGGGGCTGAACAAAAGATCCGTTGATTTGACGGGGGTCAAGGCATTGGCGAGACCGAGTACGTTTTGATAGTTCTGGAGCCCCGCATTTTGCATATTCATCGTGGTGGTTCCAAAGTCACGAGCTGTAAGGTTTCTAGCCCTTTGACTGGAAGATCCTGCCCCTGAAGAAAAGTCCCTAAAAGCGGCGCTCCCAAACAATTGATCTTCCACATCCTGAGGAATGTCGCCCCGCATCTGGGCAGAAGCTGTGTCAGCCGCAGTTTTAAGATTATCCATGACCCCAGGAGCAACGCCTTCAAGCGTGCGCTGGGCCGATTGATTTGCTGCGTCTGAGAAGCCTTCGAGGTCGCCAAGGACGCTCTGTTGCTGCATGAAATCTGGGTACGCATTGAGGTAAGAGCCCAGATCGTTTAGATCTAGGTTTAATAGCTGACCAAGTTTCTCCAGATCAATCTGAGAGAACTTCGGAGCCTGAAGTTCTGGTGGTTTTGGAGGACTTTTTTTGCCCATATTACAGCCCCATCCTGGCTAGCCGGTCAAAGAAAGACGCTGGGTAGATCGACATACGATCAAAATGTTTATGTCTGGAAAAACCTACATGTGTAGGCCGTCCGAGGTTTTCAAATACAGGTTTAATCATGCGACCCAAACCCCCATGCAAAAGACTGACTGTCCAATCCACCCAGAGCAGCTTGCCGTCGGCCTTATGAGCCCAGCGATCACGAGCCTGCTCAGGATCATCAACTCTGCGAAACAAAGTAACCCCTTGCACCGCCTTGTATTTGTTTACATCCCGATCAAGAACAAGGGCCATATTCTGCATATGCCACTGAACAGACTTCTCGGGCTCCTGGCAGTGAGGAAGCATGACTTTCACAAAATCAATGGTTTCCTGTATAAAGGGAGGATTGGCCGGGGTCATGTGTATTGTCACTATTCTGCCAGTAATAGTTTACAGATCAACAACATTTTCAGGTGCAGGGGTTTCCTGCTCTGGGGTCGGTACTACCTCGGGCTCTGGGGCTGGGGTTACCTCGGAAACTGGCTCAACTTCAGGTTCTGGGGCTGGCTCCTGGGGGGCAACGGGTGGCAGATCCTCTGGTAGCGGTTCGTTGCCTTCCGAAAGCCATCTTAAGTAAGCTTGGTAGTCCGCGTTGGCTGGATCAAAAGGGATACACGCGCTGTCACTGAGTCGTTTAATTGCCGAATCATTCACTAAGCCCGAAAAAGTTATTTTTTGATATTGGTTCATTTATAGCTCCGCTGAAAAAGCAAGGAATCCAGTGCTTGAAGCATTTATCATAAGGCTTTGAGAATAGCCAGAAGATGCAGTTGCTGTGTTAGCTGTATATAATAATACAGACTTAGTGGTGGCATTATACGAAAGAATACTTGTAGGCACTACATTTGTGTTTCTTAAGGCGAATGTTGAAGCAGCTGATGAAGTAAAGGTAGGAGATACTCGCATCTCTACCGGGAACGAGTAAACACCCTCCCATTGGGTTGAAGCAAACATATAGCCGTTACAAACAGTAACAAAGTTTCCAGCAGTTGTAGTTGCTCCGTGCAGGTTGTAGTACCTTTGACACAACACCAACTCCGTCCCAATCGGCCTGCGCTCAAACTCTGTTGCGGTTGATCCTGCTTCGAGTTGGACTCCTGTGATTTGGAACCAATCATTTGCTCCAGCAGTTCCTGTTGGCGTCACTCCGAACCTAATAAGAATTTCGTTTGTGCCGACCGGAACTGTAACAGTAGTCGAATATCTTGTTCTTGTAGTTGTTAGGCTTACGGATGAGTTAATAGCCGAGTACGACGTCCAACTTCCGAAAGTTCCGCTAACTAAACCCTGATCATTTCCGGACCCAAAACTAATATTAACTTCTAACTGCGCTGAAGCAGGAGAAAAGTTAGCTCCGGCATTAGCATAGAAGGACAGCGTTGCTGTTTGGCCCGCCAGATCCCTACAATTTGTAGATTCGATAACTTGCGTAACATACGCAGAACCCACGTTTGTAGCCCCAGCGATTCTTTGCACTCTTGAAGCCGATGCAAAATCATTATTCCCAGTTGCGACCCTCTGATGCGTCCATGTCATTGGGGTTGCGGCTCCAGTTAAAGAGGCCCACCTATCGCAACTAGTGTAAGAGGGGGTATTCCATGGAATGCTACCAGCAGCTCCACTGCTCCTCTGGTCAATACGCATATCACCATTGATGATGCGATTGCGGAAGCCAACCGCGGAACGAGTGTTCTGCGTTGACCCGTCATTGAAGGTGATTCCGTTAGTTCCGTGGATTGTGGTGGGCATAAATTATCCTTCGTACATCACGTTGACGGAGCCGGAGTCGAATGTATCTGATCCATTCGCAGATAGAATTTGAACTCGATCTAAAACACCCGTCGTAAGAACTTTTGACCCACCAGACATAATTGTAGAGTTCGTACTGCCGGTCCACGCGTAAGTACCTGAGGATGTCCACACGTTGCTGCCCATATGACTAATTGTCATTGTGCCGTTAGAAAGAGAAGTAGCTTCTGGCCAGTGCATTATAAAGCCTATCGTACTATTTCCGGTAGCGCTCCCTGAGTTGGTGATTGAAAGTTGCGACTTATATCCTGTTTGCTCGAAACCGCTCGAAGTCCCTAATCGAACAAGAATGTGGTTGGCTCCTGTGATGGATATTTCGTAAAACATGATTGTTATTCTTTTAGCCCAACTAGGGATGCCAGTATAAACAACAGAGGAAGTGCTTGCCGCGACACCAGTCATAAGCGTCATTGGCTGAGATAGTTTGGCGGGCGTAACAATTCCATTAGCGAGAGTAGTCGTAACATTACCACTTGCATCTACCGTCAGAATATCAGCCGTAGTTTCGCCGCTATTGCCCCTCGCCAGTTTAATCGTGCCATCGGGTGAGGATGGGACGGAGAGGGTGAAATTTTGAGTGGCAGTTGCTGACTGGCCGATTTGAACTGAGTTGGATTTTAATAAGCTCATCCTGCAATCTCCACAAGAGTTAGGGTTGAAATTCCAAGAAACGCATATGATGCGTTGGCATTCGCATAAGTAGTATTCAAGTAGAGCACTCCTCCCGTAAAGAGGTAGTACTGGACTTTATACGTAAGACTGGAGGTTGAGCTTGGTGTATCCAAAAAGAAATGTGTTTGTCCCTGGCCCGCACCGCCACCACTTCCTGATCCATAGAAATCACCACCTGACCCAACTATTCGACTTCCAGGAGAAGGCTCTGTGCTTGCCCCAATAACTGTTGAGCCCCTTAAAATTCTACTAGTACAATTTTGAGAAGATTGTGCTTTTATGTTAGCGATAACCAGTATTTTGCTTGATGTGCTGGACGGTGTGATACTTGCAGATAATCCTGTCACATCGGACCATGAATTAACCGTTGAAAAAGATATTGCGGTAGTAACAACTCCCTGCACAACTTGAAGAACTGCTCCTGACCCAAAGTTTGTACGAGCCGCCCCAGAAGCAAGATCCGCTGCAGTAACACATGCGTCGGGCAAACCGCCCGCGGAGACTCCGGTAATCGTTCCTGTTCCGTTAATGGCAATAGGCATATTAAACCACCGTCCAAACCCCGCCGGTCGGGATTGTTACTGTGACTCCTGTGTTTACGGTGATCGGGCCAGCGGTCACAGCGTTCTTGTTTGAAGTTAGTGTGTAGCTCGTCGTCACAACCTTATCATTCTCCCAGAAAATTCTATCGGTTCCACCCCCGACGGCTCCGGCAGCTACCGTGATCGCATTGTTTGAGATCGAGGTAACCCTCCCCTTGGCATCGACCGTAATGGAAGGAATAGCCGAAGTGCTTCCATAGCTACCCGCTGTAACACCCGTTGTAGCCAAGGTAGCCGTACCCGTTACGTTTGCGGCGCCACTAAACGAGCCAGATGTGTAAGAGACATCGCCCGTCATACCGATTGTTCTTCCTGTACCTAATTCTTGAGCGTAATCAGCGACCCCAGCTACTGGGACTTTATAAATCACGCCAGTACCAATATTGGTTATTCTGCCTTTAGCATCGACTGTAATTGTCGGAATACGGTTAGTAGAAGTCGCGGAATCAACGCTCCCGTAACTCCCAGCCGTAACCCCGGTAGTGGCTAAGGTCGCAGTTCCAGTTACATTAGCTGAACCATTAAACGCAGCTGATGTGTATGAAACATCTCCCGTCATTCCGATTGTTCTTCCCGTGGCTAGCGCTGTAGCAGTTGAAGCATTTCCAGTAACATTTCCAGTTAGTCCACCCGTAGCTGAAATCTCTCCCCCTATTGTGACTGTTCCAGTAGGTCCAATTCGAAGACGCTCGACTCCGTTTGTTGTAAGAGCCGTTGTGTTGGCTGCCGGGAAATACACCCCCGTGTCTTCGTCCCCAAAAGTTGTAATGGATGGAGCTGCGGCTGACCCAGCTGAAAACTTGAAGGTCCCTGATATACCTGACCCAGCTGCTTCCCAGCCCGAAGCCGTCTTAACCTTCATGCCAGGCATTGAGGTCGAGTAATACAAGTCTCCTGTTTGAACTGCCGATCCATCCAAGCGAAGTGTTGGGTCTGTCGCGCTAGTCCCCAAGAAAGTTGTGTAGTACCGGTTTAGCTCGCCGAGCTTGTCATAAACGGTTTGAACCTTGGTCATGTTATCCGAAACGTTTACGACCTGCGTATTGCTCGCCGCGACAGTGTTGATTGAAGTTATGTTGTTCGCATCTGTTACAACGCTGGCGATATTGTTGGAAACAATATCAATGGCCGAAAGATTACCCGCCACAACCGCGATATCGCCGCTATCAACCGAAGCACTGCCACCTATTGCAGAACTTCCAATTACTGTGACCGGAGTGACTGTCTCCCCGCTTGTGACGGTCGAGGCAACGCCGATCGCGGAGTCCCCGATAACGTTTACCGGGGCGATAACCTCGCTCATATGATCGGGATAACGCCGCCGAGGGCGAAGTTCTCAGCCTGAACGCGGATCGAGTGGTGCTCTCCTGATTTGGATTCCCGCAACTCATCACGGAGAAGTAGTAGCGCCTTTTGCTCGTGCATAGCTGACTGCTCGGCATTGCTTGTCAGGGTCAAGGCCGCCAAGGCCATATTGAAAATAGCTGGGTAGTTTTTGATGCTCATCACATCGCTATCCAAGGTCTTGTAGACTGGACGCTTCTTGACCAGAAGACGGACATAAGAACTGTTGGCCCAGTTTCCTCGAATGAAGTATGCGCGGTACTGGACGTTATCGATCCGGGTCTCTCCTCTTGCGATCAGGCAAGGAGAAGCTGTTAGGTTCTGGGTGTTGTAGGTATCGATCTCGGTCTGTTGGTAGCCAGGTCCGTTTTCCTTGAAATCATAAAACTCGTCGTACACAGGGATCGGAGATCCGTTAAAGGTTGCCCCAAGAATGGCCTCTACGTCGTTCGGCACGTAGACAAGCCCATCCTTCTGGTCGATTGTCAGGGTGTAAGTTTTGATCGTACCAACAAAAGTACCCATCCGCATGCACTGCTCTTCGCTTTGGTTGATAAATCGGGTCAACTCTGAGTCAGACAGACGCAAACCCAATGGCGCTTCCAGGGCGAAACGAGCTTTCATATACCCTAGTGTCCCCGGGATGGCCGTAGATAAAGCCGTTGTATAAGTTCCGTGCCGCTTGGATTCCAGCTCCACATTGAGCTCTTCTTCCAACATCTTGATGGCTTCAGCCTCAAACTTGGCCGCTTGATCCAGGCTAAGCTGGGCGTTTTTGGATGATAGTGAAATGGCTGTGATTGCGAGAACGACAAGCTTTACGATCTGGTAATTGGGCACAGGAAGCATAGCTGTGTCGGAAACTATGTAGCTGTAAGTCGGGAGAGCTAGGCCATCCTTTACCCCGTAACGCAAAGAGGAGAGCAAAAGACGCTTCTTGGTGATCAGAAGGTCTTGAGCTTTATTGACCAGGTCAAACAGCTTTGCGTCCTCAAGCTTGATACCAAACTCAAGATCCAAGCCGAGCTTAGCTCGGACATAACCCATACTGCCAACAGGATGCGTTGAAAGTTTGGATTGATAAACGAGCCGGCGAGCTTCTTCAACTGACATGTCCGTTTTGTAGGCCAGATGCTCCACGGCTTTAGCCTGGAGACTTGTAGCCATGTCGATTTGGTTGTTTTCTTCACGCCACAACGCAAGAACCATCAACTTGAGAGCTTCAAGATCGGCAATGATGAGTTCGTCTCCATCATTCTCCACCTCGACCATTTTCTTTTTACCCGTAACCACGACGCTTGTGGGCGCGGGGCTTACGGAGGCGTCAATTCTGAATTGAATGACGTTGGCCGTAGATCCGATGGGTTCGAAGTTTAAAGGCACGAGATCCCCGTCATCGTGAATAAAGACATAAGCGTTGTCACAAAGAAGTACGTTACCGGAACCTAGGTTTGAGTTGTTGTTCTTGGCTACGCGAACAATGGATTCCAACTGCGGTGGCAAAGTAAATACACCGGTTGTGACGTCCACTTTATACTTAGCGATCGTACCCAACCATGCGCGAATAGCATGGAGCCGACGCTGAGCCTGGTTTACACGCTGAACAACGCGAGCATCCGTTGACGGAACTCCATTATCAACGACGCGTGCGATTTCAGATTTGATTTCGCCAAATGTCATTAGGTGTTCGGGTAGAAAGGAATCTTTCTAATCGTTCCGTTAATTGTTACTTGAAGATAGCCAACAGGAGTTGCCGGGAGAGCTGCTGCACCACCAGCAGAAACACTTGTTGTAGCCGTTGTTGCCGAGGGTAGAACGATGCTCCCTGCGGTTAAAACTCCAGCCGTTGTGATGTTAGCCGCAGTCAACAATCCAGCCGAATCGATCGAGGCTGCCGTAAGGGCGAGTGATCCTCCCGTGATGGCTCCTGAGCCCACACTGATCGCAGTAGCGGAAAGAGTGCCCCCAGAAGAGGTGATGTTGCCCGACGCGGTAATAGCTCCGGCCGTAATGCTAAGGCTTCCGCTCGACATGGTGATACCGCCGGTCGTAGAAAGACCGCCAGTTATTGCTAAAGTTCCACTTGTGGGGTGAATCAAAGCGGGAGTGGTAATAGAAGTGTCGGTTTTAATCGCCCCAACCACATCCAACTTTGTCGTAGGTGTCTCGGTTCCGACACCCACTCGACCAGCATACGTACCCGTGTTGTCGATCGAGAGCGCAGGGTTGATCAATCGAACGTTTCCGCCCGAAACAGTAAACCCGCTAGTAAACGTGTTCTGAGCGCTGATTGAAATCCATCCGCCGTTATAAATCTTAAGAGTCGGATTGGCTGTAGAAGAATCCAGCCAGATCTTGGACTGATCGTTTGGGGCCGTTGTGCTGAGAACAAATACGCTGGCGTCCGAAGCTGGGACGGAAAGGTTTTCAGCAAACAAAGACAACAACTCTTGTGGAGTTGCGTACTTTGTACCGGCTGGGAGTGTAGATGCTAATAGAGCCATAATTTAACTTGTGCCTCCTAGGAGTGCGTTTCCTATTACTGTTAGTGTGTTGCCTTGCGTTACGACAGCAGATGAAGTCGCTCTGCCACCGGCTCCCTGACCTAGGTTGCCTGCGTTTACGCCGATACTTGTTCCGCCAACAAGGTAAGAACTCACCCATCCCCCATTGGTGTAATTGTACCGACCTTGACCGCCGCTTCCTGGGTCAATGCCCGCACCACCTCCGTGACCACCAAGAGCGTTGTTATCTCTGTTTTGGGTAATTCCCAATCCGCCGGTACCCCCAGAACCAATAACGCCGTTGTTTTGAATAGTAAGCGGATAACTTAACAGAATAGCCGGACCCCCCGGATTAAAAGAGTTGGCCCCGACATAAATATCGCAACAACCAGTAGTGATTGCATTTCCACCTTTTCCTGCAATAACCCCGTTCGCGGGATTATTTCCACTTCCCCCGCTTGTAGCTGGGAGAATGAGTTTTAAATTTGTCCCGGCAGGCCAACTGCCGGTTTGCAATGCATATTCACTCGTGGAAGTGCTTCCGATATTTCCTAGTACGGTAATCTCCACTGTCGCGCCAGGCCCAACATAGGGATAGGAAGCCACAAAATGGTTTCGAAGGTTTAGATTATATGAGTTGGTATTGGCCGTGCCTATATTCAGCTTAAATGTCGCGCTGTCGACGATGCTAACCATCATAACGTTAGCTCGTGTACCCAAATGAAATAGTTACGTTATTAACGACACCTGAGAAATTAGAGAAGGTTGCAGTGACGCTTGTATTGGCGGGAATAACAGTCCCGTCAGCAAGCGCAGGCGAAAGTGCTACGGTAGCAGTACCCGCAGTGCCAAAAGAAGTCGCCACAGCTGTATTGATCGTCATCGCATGAGTAGTTCTAAAAAGAACTACTACTTGCCCGTTAAAAGGCTGGTAAACATTCGCACTCACCTGTTGACGGAGGCTTGTGGAGCCTGCGGCAGTAATAAGCCCTTGGCTGTTTACGGTGAATGTCGGAACGGCGCTGTTCGACCCGTATGAACCGGCTGTAAGTCCCGGCCGGGGCTCAAGGTTTTCTGGAAGAATTGTGCCTAGAGCTATTTTGCCGCCATTGATTGCACGCCCTGCAATTTTATCGGTAATAACCGAAGAGGTAGCTAACTGCTGAGAAGATACTGAACCGCTTGAAAGGATGTTCCCTCGAAGTTCGGAGATAGCTATTTGCTTGGTTACCGAAGAGTTTACGACCGGAAGCACGTCCGTGCTGCTTAAAGTCCCTGAGAATGATTGTAGGTCTGTGATCTTAGGCATAGCGGAATCTCCTATTCTGGCGTACTGTCTGGCTTATGTCAATAATGGAGTATCACTCTGATCTGTAAGGGGTTCGCCAAAGAGTGTAGAACCTCCCGACAAAGTTAAAGTACCCGGCTCAGTAAGTAGTTCTTCAGAAAACACAGAGCCGCATACCTCGGAGTAGTGGAGAAACAAAGACGGCTCAACGGCGTCAAGCTGTTGCCACTGTGTTTTGTTCAGTTCGTTACTCATTAGATATTCCCTCCAACTTGCTCAACCAGGGTCTGGCAATGTAAAAACATCTTCTGGAGAGTGGCTGCACCAGTCCACACGATACGACCTTGAAAGTCATACCCGTGTGAAAACATTCTGTTTGTCAAAGGGTCTGCTTGTTCACGGGGGTTCATGAGTCGGATCTGTGGGGCAAATTGAGGTTTAAGATTCGGTATAGTCGACAAGAAGCCCGTTGTGTCGACAGCGTCAGGAGTAGCGCCACTTTGATTAAAGCCGTATGGCGTTACAGTCACATCATAAAATGAATTCGGCAATGTTCTCGGGTAGGATAATTTAACATAGAGGTAGTTTCCGGTAGGTCGGTATAGGTTAATGAACCTTGAGGCTTCTCTGTCGGTAGGGAGATTAACGTTTACTGTTCTGAAAGAATTATAAAAAGCTGTATAGTCAGACGTGCCATTCACAAGAGCTGCCACTTCAGTCGGTGTTAGTGTGGACACAAGATAAGACACGCCGATGTGGTAGGGCGCAGACCCGGTGCCTGGAGGAGTTTCGCCCGTTGCAAAGTCGAGACGAAGCCCTAAGCCACGAGTAAGGCGAGAAGAGTATTTTGTCAGATCTATTTTGTGTAATACGGCCGATTTAGTTGCTAATGTATTGTCGCTCATAGTCGACGATAATCCTTTTTCCGCGATTGCGTCACCACTTAACGCCCGGATAGATACTGATGTTTCTGGCAGCATGTAAAAGTTATCCCAGAATATCCAGCTGGGGTATTGGTCTGGCTTGTAATACACCTCAACATCTGTCTGGTCTCGAAGATTTGAAAACCAGAAATCTGCGCGTATGAGTTTTTTCAACTCAAACATTGAGCGGAATGAATAAGCCGATGTTTCTAGCTCAGCACGAATAGGTACTGCCCCAGAAGATGCTCCGGTAAAAGCAACCGAGAAGGTAGAAGAGTTTTCTGCGGGTAAGGCTCCAGAGGCAACCGCGGACACATATAAGAAGCCAGTAGTATTAATTGGGCCCAGGTCTACTTCACCAGAAGTCTTTCCGGAAGCCTGGGTCGAAAGTTTGACATAAAGGTTCTTTGCAAATGGAAGGATTCTTGCATCGGAAAGGAATGCTTCTTCTGAGACATCGTAATTACTCACGACGTAAGTAAGAGACACAGCTTGAAGTCCCATCCCAGAAGAAGTCCATGTAGTGGCAGCAGACTCGTTTTCAGTGCTAAGGGTAAGTTTTACACTCTGCGGTCCAAGTGCGGCTATCCTGCTAAGGTCAAACTTTGCCTTACGAGTCCCTGCAAGACTTGTACCCTGATAGGTCCCAGACAAAAGGCTGTTTGAAAAAGTTAATTCGCTGCCTGCGATTGGGCGATCCTCGTGAGCGGTAGAATCAATCTCCCAGATACTGTTAAGATTACAACTGATCCCAAGAATGAAGGCTTTGTTTCTTCGCCCAAAATCACCCGCAATAACTTGAAGCATATCTATGCCCGTCCATATCCCGTCATAGGCAGCTGCTGTTTTTCCGAGACTCCCGGTCAAAGTGTTAAAGTCCAAGCTAATCAAAGCTTTGTATACTTTTTTAGATTTACTGTTGATTGTTTCTGGTTGGTACTCCTGGGGCAAAGCGGTCATAAGAACCCGACCGCGATCTGTGTAAGCAAGGCTCACGTCTTGCAAAAGATGAATCGGTTCCTGCTCGAGAACAGAATTCATCTCGGCACTCATCGCCGTGTTTCCATACGAGGCCATCTCTGCGGTTGCATTCTTGTACGTGCGAAGACCGTCGTTGGACCGGAAGAATAGATCGCCGTTAACCTGGGCAAAAGCATCCGGACCGACAGCTCCAATGTTGGTGTAGAGAACTGTTTGGAAACCAGACGTGGTGCCCCATTGTGATCTGGGGGCTGTCACAGCAAAAGTTGCCGCGCCGAACTCGCAAAACACAAACAACTGCCCCTGCCCTGCGGTAGTGTTCTGAGTAGGAACGAACTGCATGCCCGTTATCCTTCCCATAAACGACGGCATCAGCAGACTCCCACCTTCATTGAGGTAGGTGTTCTCCGTATTAAAAAGAACTGAGGATCTTGGGTCTGATAACGGGTAATTGACAGCCCCAGAGCTCGTTGTTCCCGCTTTGACGTTTACATGAGACCCAACAAGGTCGAGTGCCTGAATCTCAAAACGATTAGGATTAGCTATGAAGAGTCTTCCCTGACCGTAAGCCATAATTGAGCCGGTTGGAACTTCTGACGGATTTTCAAGAATGGCATAAGCTTTAGCTCCAGATCCACCGCCTCCGGAGAAAGTGACCGTTGGAGCTGATGTGTAGTTTGTGCCGGCGTCCGTAACCGTAATACGCTCAACCTGCCCACTTGAGGCCCCAATCATTGCGGTGGCCGTCGCGGTTGTTGCGCCCCCGGCACCGGGAGCAGATATGGTAACCGTGGGCGCTGAGGTGTACCCAGAGCCTCGGTCTGTAACTAAGATAGAAACAACTGTCCCGCTTCCGATACCCATTGAAATAGCTGGATTAGAAGTTATGTGGGCACGACGAATGTTCTCTCCGTCAAAAATAAAAGGTGCGTTTACCCCGTCTTGAATGATGAGGTATTTTTCGGCCTGGCAGAAGTAATGACGGTTAGTCTGGTGGTTTCTATCTGGCCAAGGTCTTTCGGATGCGGAGGAGTCTCTTGAAAATCTTAACGCGAGCGAAGCGTTCGTAGTTCCAACAACGTAAGCTTTCGCGTTCTTGCTGAAGCCGGTTCCACCGTCGGAAACGGTGACGTAGTCGAGCCCGCCCGAGACAGTTGTTGCGGAGGCAGCAAAGTCTGTTCCTGTTTTACCAAGCAGAACGCCAGTCGGGAGCGGGTCTTCAACAATAACCTTTGAGCTATTAGTGAGTCCTGCTCCCGTGGTCGCCTTCCCTGCCCCGGCGATGCGTAGCGTGTAATACGTCGTGTCCATGAACTTTGGCAAGTTCACGTAACCGACGGACGGGTTATATATAGTATAAGAGCCAACAGATGACCCGACCGAAGAAGATGAATTAGCTGTATAGGTAAATGAAGTTAAAGTAGGCGTCGTTAAAATTGTAGCTTCAGAGACGTTCAAGTGTGCTTGAAGTGTGTCGGTAACGGTAATCTTGTCTCCTGGGTTTAATTGATGCGGAGCACTTGTTGTAAGAGTGGCGGTTGTGCCAGAACAAGTAATACTGGATATAGCCTTAGCTGAAATTGCAGTTCCAGGAGTTCCGTTAATTCGAATTATCTTTTTAGTTTGCGGGTCAATTCGGTAAAGCCACCCACCAGCGGCCGCAATAATGTAGGTCTTACCCTTGCCGGCATCGGCTAAATCAGAGGCTTCGTCTCGATTGGCGGGCTGGGTAAATAGCGTAGCTCCTTGAAAGTACCCTACTTGAAACGCCTCAAGTGCGTCGGGATCTTCGGGATCTGGCTTCAAATCAAGCTGAACAAACCCGGGCCGTGTCTTTACTGTACCTCCTCGAGCCGTGACGTTAACGCCAAGGGCGTAGCTTTTTGGACTGATCAGGTTTGGCTCCCTAGAGGAATCCATGCCACTTTCTAACCCGTTGAACCCTGCTCTCTCGCGTCCTGAATCTTCTATGGCCATATGGTTATTTTCTCAGAAATAAAAGCCGTTTCAACCTTTGGACCGTAATACTTCCCAGTTATCTCGCCAGGCTGAGTTAGCAGCGAAATAGATAGATTTTGTCTTGGGTAGCTTTGCCCGCGGGATTACAAACACGGCATCCTGCGGAATGTGGTAGAAAATAAAGATATCGCAGTCGGTTTTGTTGTAGATTGTCTTTACTTTATTGGTTTTAAGAAGAGCTCCGTATCCGTACCCAGGACCTTTTACAGCCAGGAATTTAAGCTTGTTTCGAGTCTTGGTGTCCGAGGCGCCTGCCGTGGTCTTAACCTGGACTCTTTTAAGTTTGCCTCTCCAGTCAGTTATCAAATCGTACCCCTCGTCAATTACAGGTGTGCAAACCAAAAACCCCTGCTCCAAGAGCTTTGCGGCCACTCTTTGAACGCCAATAGCCCCTATGCGAAGGCTCATAGCCAAGACCTCCCCAGGACATTGGTTGCCAGCCTACGACGTCTATAAACCCCGTCTCCGTCACGGGAACCGCCCCCATTGGTGTTGCCTTCAATCGTTAAAAGCCATTCCCCGTCATTTTTCTCTACAAGCCCGGTATGTGCTACCCGACCCATGCTATTGAACCAAATACCAAAAACGTCGGCTGGCTGGAGAGGTGTGCCTTTTCTGGATCTATCCCAAATAGGACGGTACAGCATTGTAGGCGACCAGGCTGTCCGGGGGTACGGGTTAAGAGCGCGAGTAAAGGTCTTGTCCCCTACCCAAACAACGAAAGCCGCGCACCAAGGCGCTCGAGTACCTTTTAAGCCTACGGAGTCTAGGATCTCGTCCACCACGGGCCCGTCGTTTCGGCCTGTGGCTTCCTTTGTCCCGATGGCTTTTTTTGCGGTCTCGACGACGCGATGCCTCGCATCCGTATCACCCAAAGAAATATTGGAGTGGGCAAGAGCAAGAGTAATCGCAAAAACATACTTTATCGGCATGACAGGATGGCTGCCAGTAGCAGGACTGAGAACACGGCTGCAAAAACAATCAGCCTTGTACGGGGTCCCGATTCCTTCCAGTCATCGCTGAGCACACCTCGGTCGACGTATTGATCCAGTATCTTCCAGTCTAATTGAAGCACTGTCCAAGCCATGAACGTGCAGAAAAGAAAACGAACTGCCCCAAAAGCCAGGACGTGCAAAGAGCCTAGATCAACTGTGCCGGCTGTCGTGTCAAAGCCCTGGAGGATTGGACCTAAAAAGAAAAAGATGATAGTGGCTGTGGCAATAGCCAAAAGCCCCTGGAAGTTTGAAAAGAGCCAATGTTTCACCAGGGAATCCCAATAAACTTGCGAACTGCCCAAAGGATGGGGCCACGTGCGGCAAAAAGAATTGCGGCAATCAAAGCCCCTCTCCACATCCATAGCTCACCAAGAGCTTTACGCTGTTTAGATTTCCAAATCTCGGCGTCTTTAACCGCCTCGTTACGCTCTTTGACTGCTTCCTCAAGAGCCTCGGTATTTACAAAACAAGCCTGCTTGGCTGACTCTAATTGCTTTTTAGCCTCCTCGATATGGACTTTAGCTTCGGGATTGGCAACGGCAGAGGCCGCGTCCAAGCGGGCTTCTGTAGTAGCAAAATTAGGCAAACGCTTGGGAGATACGGTAGAACAACCCGTAAAAAGCAACGCAACCACTAGTAGGGTCGGCATATGTACGAGTATCAATTACTTCCTTGTATTTGTCAATAATTAACGGCCGTGAACCTTTTCCCAAAACCACTGACCAAACATCGTGAGCCCCAGGGTAAGCGTAGCGACAATCCCGTATCCCCTGTTTATGTGACCTTCTACCTTGTGAAGACGACCGTCGTGGCCGGTAAGCAGATCAAGCGTGGAATCGACTTTAGTCTCGATTCGAGCCAAGCGCTCCCGGATCTCGGATTGTTCTTCGCTCATTTGAGGTTCGCAATAACAGGTCGTAGCCGGTCGCAAATTGCGTCTCCGTTTAGCCCGAGCAAATGCCAGAGCTCATTCTTCTTGTTGAAGAACCAGGCAAAGTGTTGCTTGGTCATCAAATCCTCTGGGTACGCAGATCGGGTGCCGTATTTCTGAGCATATTTCAAATCCCAAACAGCCTGCTCAACGATAGCCAGGCCGAGGTCTTTGATTAAATGCTCAGGACATCCCGGTCTCGATTGAGTCGACGAAGTTGCCGTCTTGGGCTTGCGGGGTTTCATTCGAGGCCATTTCGTCCATGGGAGCTTCTTCTTTTGTCTCGCCGACGGGATTACCTTCGACGGAAGAAACCACGAGCATATCACCTTTGATATAGCCCCCTGCCATGAATTCAAACGTCTCACCTTCTTTAACTCCATCGGGGAGTGTAAAACCTTGCGGGATCGGAAATTCTACTTTCATAGTTCAAAACCTTTCTCAACGGAATCTACGAAAGCCATTTTCTCCCTCTCTTTGTCTTCTTCACTTTCAGCTCCTGGATTAGGAACTGGGAGGCCCTCCAATTTGGTTACAACGAGCTCTTCCCCGTCGATGATGCCTGAAGCTACAAAATCAAACTCAGCTCTCGGTTTGACGGGGGTGGGAGCTGAAAACCCAATGGGGAGTGGAATACGTATTCCGGAAACCTTATCTGTGCTCTTAGGTTCACCAGCGGCTTTGGCAGTCTTTGAGTCTTCAGCCTTTGCTTTAGCCTCAACCTTGCCCTTGCCAGAAGGGAGAACCAGGAGGATAGATTCCATTTTATAAAAAGTGACTGCCTCAGGGGGATTGAACCCCTGAGGCAATCGTTCGAATCAATTAGGCAACCCAGAGCAGGTCAGCCTCGCCACGTTTGTGACGAATGACATAACCCCATTCAGGGCGAACCGGCTTAGAACCGTTAGCGAACGTCGCGCGGAAGAAGCCAACTGAACCGTCGGGGTTAGTGCCCCGATCAGGGATGTTCTTCCATTTGAAGTCACCACGGTAGCCTTGAGCATCAAAGCCCATCTGTCCCATCGAGCCGAGAGGCTTCGGAACAACGGAGTGATACACTTCGTTGACCAGGATGATGGAATCTTCGTAAGCAGCCGAGAGGTAGCTTGCGTTGATGTCGTATTTGTTGCCTTTGGTAGCCGAGGTACGAGTGAACGGAAACACGCGCTTCCAGGCGAAGAGCTTGTCCGTTGCACTCGCGCCAGTAACAGCGGCAGCGATTGTCACCGAAGTGCTAGTCACAGCTGTAACAGTGCTTGCAGCCGAGCGAACAGTCGCTTCGTCGTTACTCGTAACCGTAACCACGTCGCCAATTTCTAAACCGCCGTTGCTGGCAACCGTGTATACTCCAGCCGCATGCGCAGTTGCCGTGAGGGCAACGCGGTTGTACCGGGGAGGATACGGATCAATGATGTGGTAGAAGCCACCGTAGGACCGTTCCACACCGAGAGGAGCGAGAAGCTCATTCGGCTTGGTGGAGTAACGGAAGTCGCTACGGATGTCGCTGTTGAGCTTGATGATGTCGTCGCTAGTCTCAGCGCTGGTGATCAAGTTGAACACAGGGGCTCCGTTTTCCTTGCCCTGAGCGGCCGAACCGGCGCCGTCACGCAGCAACCGCATGTAAACCCGACGCAGGATTCCCTGAGTCAGTTTGCTAGTCGCATTAACCGCGGGGCTAAAGGAAGAAAGATCGCTCGACACAGTCGCAAAGTTCAACGCTGCGTCTGAAGCGCTTGTGCCGGTAGGAGTGATCTTGTTCTGCGCCAACCGGACGTATTCGTCCTGGTAGCGAGTCGTCCAGACCAAAGCGGTTTGCTCGGTCAGGATGTTCATGATCTGGGTCAGCTGCTCTTTCCGGCGCACGGGGAAGCGCAAATCTTCGAGCGAGATGTTCGGAGATTCGAGCGCAACACGACGGAGGTCGTAAGTGCGGAGGGTTTGAGCAAACTCAACGTTAGCAAACTTAGGCAGGCTGGCGTTGTTAGCAGAATCCGTCGAAGCGGTCAACGCACTAGCTGCACCTGAGGTGGCTTGAGTATATGCATTGAAGCTGGTGTAGGTCTGATCGGTAGGATTGGACCCGAGGATCGCCGAGCTACCTTGCCAGACCGACTGAAGATCGAAATCATTCTGCCGTCCGTTACGGGCCGCCTGCGGGATAGAACGCTCGTAGGTCAGCACGCTGACCCGATCGCCCATCTCGTCGGGGAAAGTATCTTGTTTGATTAATTTGAGCCAAACGTTGTTGTCGACCGTTTTGCGGTAGATCTCTGGCCCAATTCGCCCAGCTTCCTTAACAAGGAGCTGCTCGATATTTGTATATTCTGTAGCCATAGTAGTATTCTCCTTTCAGAGAAAAAAAGTAAGAGTTTAAAAACAAGAGGAGAAACCAACACGGTTTCCCGTAGTTTTCAAAATTGGATCTCCCGGCGGCATCCCGAGACTTTTATTGCCCGTGTGACCTCTTCCATTTTTATAGGTCGTGCCCTCAAAACCCGCTTCCGTTTTTATAGGATCTCTAAGGCAGATCAGAGTATGCGCTACTGACTACGGTCTGTCAATACCTGAATTATGCTTTGACCCGCGCCCAGAGGAGACGCGCATTTATACCGACCTGTTACCAGGTGGATTGGACTATATCTTGATGTCGTTAGACACCCTGCTTGTTCGTGCTGGTTATTAAGGCGTCCTAAGCCTCCAGTAGTCTCTACACCTTACATGCAAGCGTGCATGTCTTGGCTCGGTATTGTCTTGGGAATCTCCCAAGAGTTTCACCGAATTAAAGCAGTACGGGCCGATAATCTGTTAAAGAACTAACTAAAAATAGCATACCTACAGCAAACACCAGCGGAGGATGTAAGATACGAAAAGCTTCTTTGTCTATCGTACCGCCATTGTTGCCCTAGATCGTACTCAGGATAGAAATCAAAACCTCTAGGAGATACCGAAACATATTTGTCCCAGGATACCCATACCTTGATAAGCTTGTTGGTCGGTAAGCCACCCGAATGATAAGTGTTAAGGAATGAATAGAGATTTGGGGACACGGACTGCCAAAACGAATACCTAGGATTACTTGAGTCGGCGTACGTTGGAGTGCCGTAAAGGAACGTTTCATTCCAGTTGCGTTGGTTCAGGCTTGAGTAATACCGATACGTTGGCGTACCGCTTGAAGGCTTTACAAACTCAAATCCAGTAGCCCCGCAATTCCATCTGCGAGCTGCATATAAATTTGGGTTATAAAATGTTCCAAGCCTATTAGCAGAGAACTTCCTGTTCCCCGTCATCCCGCTCTTTTTTGTGTTGTTGACCTCGTAAATCGTCGGAGCTTTACGGATCTTTAATGGGAGGACAGTGGGCATCTTAGTTCGGAAGCACTATCCCCTCCCCCAGGGTGTCACGATAGATTCGATACACAGTTGCACGGTTCGTATCACTTAGGTATGAGTTCCAAACAGCAGCAAAAGGTATAACCCCGTTAAAGAAGAAATTAGAGTTACTTGCAGACCCAATTGAAACACCTGCTGTACCAGCAGACATTGTCCCAGAGGTTGTTGTTGTCTGAGTTGGATTGCTATACCACTGCCCTGGCTGGGCGTTTGTAAGACCCGCACTATTGCGAAGAACGATTGACCTAAAGGCTCCAGCAACGGGTGTTCCAACAAATATACTTCGAGCGGTAGTATTCCAGACCTGACTCAGATATGAGCTCCCGTCCGAAACGTGGTTAAACTGTCGGTTCGCGCCTTGGTCGTCTTTAGCTAGGGTAACCTGAAAACCCGTGGTTATGGTTTGTTTGAAGATACTCATCGAGGTGTGATCACTTGTAATTGAAGTAAGAGCTGTTGAGACTCGACCTGTAGATCCGTTAAAGGTTATGCCTTCGGCACCCCAAGTAGCACCCGCGGCCATAGTACCGTTAAATGTCCCACCTCCCCCAAGGCTATACACGGTTGAACCTGTTCCAGCGTTTTGTGAGCTTCGCATCGGCCAACAGACCATAGTAGACCAGGCACCTAGAGCTTTAACCCCGACAACAAAGTCATTTATTTGTCGACGTGCCGTAAGATCTGTAATCCCCGTGTTTGTAAAATAAGTTAAGGCATCCGCATCGTAGCTCGGGATATGATTTAAGTTAAAATCGGTAGCCATGACCTCAAAGTTATTAATAAACGTTGGGTAAGAATTATACATTCTGATTCTTGGGTCGAAGATAAACACGATCGAGCTAGCGTTGTGTGCGGCAGCTGTGGTGCCTGCGTAGCCTCTTGTTACTGTGAGTACTGTTGCGTTAACCGCTGTTACCAACATCTGTTCGTTGTCGATTCGAATTATACTACCTACAGTGTAGAGTGGGGATGGGGTTGAGGTGATATTAAGCGTAACCGTCGTGGCTACGTTGGTGGTCGCTTGAGAAGTTACATTCTGGATCGGCGTGAAATGCAGACTAGTTGTTGCGTAAGTAGCAGAACAAAGCTTCCGATAAGTCTTGTACCCCGTCCCTAGGTTTCGCGTGATTGTCCCGCCGCCCAGCGTAAAGGAATTTGGAGAGGTTGGGAAAGTAATGTTGTTTTTACTAAACCCGTTATGGATGCGGTACTGGAGGGAAAGAAGAAAGCTCTGAAACTGAGCCGAGGTTAAGCTGGAAGTTATGGAAGACGGAAAAAGACTATACTCTTCGTCCTCGCACCACATATCGAGCGTAAACGATCCGTAGGCATTGGCGGGATCGTTACAATGAGTGGATAAAGAACCGTTTACCCCAAAATAGACTCTCGGTGGAAGTGTCTCAGTGGATGTTCTGTTCTTAGCTGTTCGTATGCGGCAGCGATCAGGATACGGGGCGAACTTATTAAAGACTCTTTGATGGCCCGCTATCTGTTTATCTAAGGTCTGGTGAAAACTAATTAGTTTTTCGGCTCGTCTAAACCCGAAGTTAGTGTCTTTTTGAAAAACAAAGAAAAAGAAAGGGGTTGAGCCTGCGCCTTCGTTGGGGTTGATTGAGTTGGCTTTTAAGGCATGACATCGTATTTGAGTATTAGACGGCGTTCCTACCCCCGCATCAATTAAGAATCCGGGGCTCGATTGTGAGGTAGTCACCGCGTAAGGAGGTCTAGAAAAGCCAACGGTACCAGACTCGTTTGTTAGAGGTTGCATAGAAGCGTCAAATTGACGAACGCTTGGAACCGTACCGGTGCCTGGTTGTCCAAGCCTGTAGTGAGAATTGTAGTTGTAGCACCCAACAGTATTGCCCCCTACGGTGTTATTGGTGAGATTGTTAGCGTCTAATACTGAAAACGTATAAGATGCGGTGGGATCGAAAACAATAAATAGCGGGTAATCAAAGTACGCTGGCCCGTTTGAGATTATTCCAAATCGCATTCCTCTAGTTGTCGGAGCATTAAACCTAAAACGCCGTGTGTAGTACTGATTAGTAGGGCTATGCAAAGAGCCTGAGCCCGATGTAGAGGCTTGAAATATCATAGTGCTATAAGAGCCAGAGCCGTGACTAAAAGTAAATGGAACAGAACCAGTTGACGGACCGCTTCCAGAAGAAGTTCCAGTTGAAAAATCAATCGGTTCATCCCACAACCCGCCCCAAACAAAACCAGGGTCTTCCCCGTTCACATAGCTGGTATTACCGAATTGCCCAATAGTTGGCGTATTCCCAAGAAGTTGAGATCGTAACGTGGCTATTCCGTTTTCCCAGATGTGCGGACCGTTGACTGTTTGAGTCTGCCCAGCTGCAGCAAACCCAGTCATGGTTAAATTCATTACTCCTTTTAAGTCGTAAAATACTCCCGTTGTTGCACCGACTGGCACTCCACTGTGTTCGGGCAAATAGAGCCAGCCGTGAGCGCAGGTAGACCAAATGCCCAACTCTTTCATGTTTAGAATGAGAGCGTTGACCTGGGTCTTGCCCAAGTCGCTCAGCGGAGTGCCAACCTTGTTGAAGTAGGTTATGGCGTCCGCGTCGTATGAAAGAGGACGTAAGAGGGGTAAAGAGGGCATTTTAGTACACAGCCCACTTTGAGTTTAGGTAGTTTGTTACTGAATCCGATTCGGCATCTGTTAGTGATTTTCTGTATATTATTACTTCTGCAACTGGAGAGTTTATAAATGAATTTGCAGGCAATAGAGTCGGAAGAATAAATGACCCAATTCTAAATGCAGAGAAATTAAAGTTTAGTGTATGTGAGAATGAAGAGCCTTCAGATGCATTTAGCTTAAGAGTCAGACTTGAACCTGAATGTCTGGCTCTAGCTATATAATACTGGTTTGGTGTAGCGGATACAGAACTAACAAATCCGTTACCAGCCCATGAAGCAAATTGATCATTTGAACCATTTCTCACGACTTGTATATAGTGGTTTCCGTTAAAATCGTTGCTTGTTGAGTTTACCGCTTGGGTTAATCCTCTTGCGTTTGCCAAAGAGGCACTTAAGTATTGAAACACAATAAATGATGTTTGTGCGTTGTAGTTAACCCCCGTAAAACTTGATGTTAAGTATTTTGAAGTTGCAAAATTTATAACATTCTTTCCATTTTTTCCATTAGTTGTTAGGGTTGGGAATATGTCAGTATGGCCAGCGCAACTAGCGTGTCGGCCACCACCACTTTTATCTTCCCATCTTTTTACAGCTGACCCATTTGTAGTCACATAATTACCCCCGCTTGCTCCATCAAACAGTGTGTTGCTATCTGCGGCGTCAAGCCATAAATCTAGCTCAGCTATGCTAGCTGGAGTAAAAGCTCTTTTTCCCACAAACTTCAAGCCAAGCGGAAGCGGTAAGATTTTCATTTACTTGCAACCATGGGGTGGGAGGGGAGGAGGAGCATTAGACAGCAATTCCAGAAAAACAGAATTGAACAATCGAAGATCCGTCCATTGTTCTACCTTTATTAAATAAAAATGGAGAATAATACCCAGCATTTTTGTCGGCAAGATTGGCTGGTGCTGGCGTAAAATAGATTCCCGCAGCGGGGCTTGTTCCAAAACCTGTGTTAGTAATTGCTCGACCAGATGGAGTCCCATTTACAGTAAAGTTTGTATCTGCCGTTGAGAAAAGATCTCCAGACAAGTCGTATAACCAAGTATCTGTAAGACTTCCGCTTTTATAGACTTTCCCGCTTGCACCAGTAACATTTCCAACAATTACATCATTTTGAGCTAATGTGATTGCGCTAGACCAAGCTATCCAATAAGGACCGTTATTAGCGATAATTCCACCACCAGTAGTTGTGAGACCTTGGTTACCCCTAAACTTTATCGTTGCGCCATACCCAGTCGAATTTGTGGCATAAACATCTAGGTAGCAATTTCCAGTCCAAGTACTACCAATGCCTGTGCTTGTCCAATTCGGCATAACTAAACCAGAGTTTGAAGCTGGTGGCGCAAACAGCGTGTAGTAATAGATAAACTGTGTGGTAACCCCAGGAACTGCAAATCTCCTGAAGGTCGTGGTAGAGTTTAAAGGAGGAACTGGAAGAAATCTGGAAAGAGGCATCGCCTGCTCCTAGATCAAGTTTGTGATGTAGGCCGTGCCGGAGGTGGCAAATACGCCTGTATGACTCAGTAGTACTTGGCTCGCTGGGCATTCCCAGAAATCTCCACTGCTCAATTTGAGTTGGAAATTTGTAGTCGTGCAAGTTGCCGTCGGAGAAATGTAAAGGTCGCCTGGCCCAGAATTATAAACTGTGAGTGCTTTGCGAGTTAAGCCGACTGCAACAAGGCTTGTCGAAGCAGTAGTACTTGTGAAGGTCGTGATTGTAGCGGTGACTCCCTGGGGATTTTGAACGCTAAGGACGTCAACGCTTGGGGAACCATACGTTCCAGTCTCAGCATACGTAACGGCTGTTCCAGAAGAGTTTAAGATCTTTGTGTTTACGGCTGTTCCAGCGGAAGCCCCTTGAACTGTTATTACGTCGGAAGATGGGCTACCCGCAACACCAGTAGATCCATAAGTAAGAAGTGAACCAGCAGAATCTAGAATTTGAGCCTGAGCTTTAAGTGAAGAGGCGGTTGCTTGAGCCGCAGTAAATGAGCCAGATCCGACAACTGTAGCGTTGAGGTTGGCTGCAGTAGGTTGGGCTGCGGTAAATGAACCAGACCCAACTACGGTGGCGTTAAGATTTGCTGCGGTAGATTGAGCTGCTGTAAATGAGCCAGATCCGACAACTGTAGCATTAAGATTTGCTGCTGTTGCTTGCGAAATTGGGACAGAAGCAGCCCTAAGTTGTGTGTCGGTTAAAGGCTGAGTTAACCCAGTATTCGCAGTAACTGTTCCGCTAATAGGAACGGCAAGTGCTCGTAGTTGAGTATCTGTTAACGGCTGCGCTAACCCAGTCTCTACGGATCCGCTAATTGGAAGCGAAACTCCGCCATTAATACCCTGCACGCTGAGAACGCCTGCAGACGGAGTTCCGGCCGTGCCGGCAGTGATATAGGAAACGTCTGCCCCAACTGAATCAACGATCTTTGTTTTGGCATTCCCGCTGGTCATGTCGTTGATTGTCAACCCAGCGTTAGTGACGTTTACATTCTGAGTTGCTGGGAAAGTTACGCTGATGCTCTCTAGGGCTGCCAAGCTTGTTGCATCCAATGCAACGGTTCCGCTTACCGGAATCGGGTTGCCTGTGCTGTTGGTGACTTCAACCTCATTATTGACCGTAACCGGACCAGTAAGGGTGGTAGAGCCAGTTTTAGCATCGATACTCTTTAAAAGATTATTAATCTTATGAAGAGACCTCCCCGAAGGGTCGGCTAGTTTCGGCTCGTCGCCTTCCGGGTAGAAAGCGGGCATGAGTTACTTACCTCAGACCTTTTTCGAGTGCGTCCAAAAAGCTAACGTCGGAAGCGATTTCAGGAGAACCAGTCTTGGATTCGCCCCCACCAGCTCCTGGCGTGGCGGTACGATACTCACCTAAAGCCTTCTTAAGGCCGGCGATTTCGCCCTGGCTCTTTTTCACGTAGCCCTGGAACAACTGAACCATAAGAGGCATTGCTACCGCTTGGTAGGTCAAGGCTGCCCGGGTTTCGGTATCCAAGTCAGACTGCTCTACAAGCATGGCTTGTTCACGAAGCCCATCGACGCGAGCGTCCCACTCGGCGTTGCCAGTCTTTTTAAGAATCGGCACTTCCTGAGTAAAACGATTCCACATTTCGCTATAAGTAGTTGTGGTTTCTTCCTGAGCTTTCTTTTGAGCGAGCTCCTGCTGACGAGCCAACTCGACCTGCTGAGCGGCTTCACGCTTACTAATCTCGTCCATTGCTTTTTCGGCGTTGGTTAGAATTAGATCTCGTTTGTTGTACAAAGAATTGAGTTCATCAACCCGACGACGCACATCAACTGCATCGATTGGGTCGAGACCTGTAAGCATTTCTTTGACCGCGGCTCTGCGTTGCGCGGGATCATTAATTGCTGCGGCCCGAACGACGGCGTCAGCATCCATCTCGTACATCTTGGCCATCTCTTGAATGGTGTTGGTGGCCTCACGAATAGGCGCATCAATCGCAACCTTGTACTGCTTGGTGGCCTGTACGCGGGCTACAGAAAGCTCACTCTCGTACTCATCGCGCTCGGCTTTGAGGGTCTCGAGTTCTTTACGAAGAATATCAAGCTGAGGAGAAGTCTCCTCCCCTGAGTCCTCAACCTTGGTCGTCTCCTTGTTAATTTTAGCTTCAAGCGCGGCCAACTTGGCTTTGGTGTCACGGAGTTCGGTCGTAACTTTTGCAAAAGCTGTTTGAGCAGACTTGGTGGCCTCTTTTGGAAGTTCAGGAGTAGCTTCTTCCTTCGCAGCCTCGGGCTCTTTTCCAATCGCCTCGAGCACGTCATCCGGAATATCGAGCTTGTTCTCTAAAACCTTGGCAGGAGTTGCCTCAGCCTTCGCCTCTGTTTTTGCGGGCTCAGCTTTAACAGCTTCAGGAGCTGCGACAGTTTTAGGTTCGGGAGTTGTTGGAGCCTCTGCTTGAGGAGCCGCGGGAGTATCCAGCGCGACGTTTAATGCATCCAATAATCCAAGCTCAGGAGCGGGTGTGCTCATTAGTTATTTTTTCCTTTGTTTTCAGTCCAGGGTTCCGGCAACACTGCCGGTTGCTCCGCCAAATTGGTCAAAGCCCCAAAGTTTCTGAGACAGTCATAAAATCCTTCGCGACGTGCGTTTTGAAGAGCGCCCCACAAGGCAATGTCCGCGCCCTGCGGAACCGGCATAGCTTTAGGCAACGCAAAATCCACAAGCACTTCGAAAGCTTTTGATAATGCGGGGTGCTTGAGCAGTTCTCTTAATTCTAGTTGAAGGTCTTCCCTTTTACGCCATTCGTCGATAGTCATCATATATATCTTATTGACAGACTTGTGCCATTATGGCAAGCACAAAATATTAGGAGTTTCTGATCTTGCTGGCGATTTCAGCATCACGCAGAGCCATCTTCTGTTGGTGATCCGCCAACTTGATTTGCTGGTCCACCTTCGCTTCTTCGACTCGCATCTGCATGTTAATTTGGTGGTCTTGAAGTTTCGCGGCCGTGTTGGGGTCAATACCACCCTGCCCACCGCCACGCCTGGCCATTGCTTCTTGTTGCTTACGCATGTTCTCTTGCTCGGCCCGCATGTTGTTTTCCAAAGCCACAATAGCTTCACGCATCAAGTTCAGCATTTCGTTGTACTGCCCAATCTCAATCTTGCGGGTCGGATCTCCGGCGATCTGCTGAAGGTGCATCATTGAGTGCTGGTAGTTCAGTGAAAGATAAGCCAAAGCCATGTCGGGCTTGGCGATGCCTTGAGCGGTAGCGTCGAGCATCCCGCGGGCGTCGGCCAAGTGAACACGAATATGAACCGAGTGGTTCTCGGTAGGCATAACAGAAATAGGACGTCCGTCTTGGAACTGAGCGTTTTCGAGCTCGGCAATCTTGGCGTCGGTCGGTAGCCGTTCTTTGAGTTTCCCGGCTGGGAGATACCGATCGACCTGGTCGTAGCCGACACGAGCGGCAACACGATCACGGATAAGATTCTGCTGACCCACTTCGTCGAACCGAGGAAGGAGTTGGATAAATTCGTTGAAGGCCAAGATACGAGCGCCGCTAGATCCGTAACCAACAGCACGAACTGGGATGACGTCGTGAACGTCGAGAACAGCTTTCCAAGGCACGCCACGCTGTTCGAGCCTAGAGCGGAACTTTGCATAACCTTCGTAGCCGGCGTCGCCAGGCTGCCAGGTATCTTTTTGTAAACGCTTGAAGCTTTCTTTAAGGAGCTTGCCCCAGGTCACATAAAACAAATTGATGCTGGCGGTGGTGAGAACAGATTCGTTCGCCAGCTGAGCTTGAACCTCGGTCGCTGTTCTTTCCTTACTCCCCTGCACCTGCTGGTGGGATCGGTAGCTCCCCGTGTTCGCTTGGCGGGTCATGGAAAGTTCCTGAACAACCGGCATTACGCTGTTGTTGTAGTTGGGGAACTGAGTCGATACGACCTCAAGGTTCGGAGGAAGGAATGAAATAGGTCCTGCAAATGCGAGAGACAGACGACTCACGTCCTCTGCGGTTTTGGGTTGGAGAACCAAGCTGGTCGACATCATCGAGCCGTCTACCATCGCGCAACGGAGACGATTGCTTACCTGGATGTGAGGGAAGATTTTGTAACCTAACCCACGGATTGAATGGTAGGTGCCGTTCCCGACGCCAAAGGTAAATATGTTGAAAGCTTCCGAGGCTTTCTTGAATCGACTCTCCTTCTTATACAAGAAGTCAGTATTAGATCCGTCACGCAGCCCAATGTAGTGACTGACTGTGCCGTCGTATTCACGTACGTAATAGTGATTCACCCGAATCTCGCCGGCGCGAGCGTAGGAGTGATATAGGTCGTTGTTTTTAAACTCCCGCTCCAGTTCCTCCCAGCTCTGATCGCCAGGGCGGTTATTTTTGTGAAGCGCAGCTAGAGCCTTACGAACTTCCTCCACATTCCAGCCAGCTTCTTTGGCAGCCTTGGGGTTCTTGATGAAATTATAAAGTTCGTGAGCCAGGTAGACCCGGCGGGCTACGGCAAACTCAATTCGATCTTCTGTGGCCTGCGTGCCCCGTGGAATAAGAAAATCGCCAATCCCGCAAACACGCCAGCGCCAATCTTTATCGTTCTCGAAGAAAGTAACTCCGAGACCTTGTGAAATAAAGTGATGCGCCAGCAGTTGGAAATTGAAATGAAATTGATCCCACTCAACCAAGGTCTTGTGGAACTCCTCAGAGATTGCTCCCGCCCAGTTCTGTCGTTCGCTCTCGTCGCCGAACGTAGTCTTAACTTCGACTAGCTTCTCTACGCCGTTCACCAAATCGGTGTAGGCGGCTAGTGCATTCTCCAGATCGGCCGCAGCTTCACCAAAGTTTAGGTTGGCGCGATATGCCTGCCCCATACTGCGAAGCGTGTTCGGATTGTAGGGTGGATCTCCATCGAACATCGCTTGGACCTTACTGCGGTCCTGGTCAGCGTGCGCATCCGACTCTCTCAGCGTAGTATAAATACTGTGAGCCGACTTGGCGTCTTTAAGACGTGCCTTTGGCGGGGCTCCTGTTTCGCTGATATTCTCGAGTAAGATGTCCA